ATGCCGCCCACGAACGATGACGACCACGAGCTCTACTTCGCGCACCAGCGCGCCGTGCAGACCGTGCACGGCATCGCGATCCGGTACCGGCTCGCGCTCATCGGCCCACGCGTCGACGTTGCCCACTCCGAGCTCGACCAGTCCCTCCCCGAGCACTCCATCCGGGTCCGCGCTGGCGGCGCCGAGCTGCTGATCGACTCCGCGGACTGGGTCGGGCACCGCCCCGAGCTCGAAGAGCACGTCCTCGCATGGTTGCTCGAGCACGTCGACCTCCGCGCCGCCCGGCCCCGCCCCGCAGCGCGCCGCTACGACGAGGTGTGGATGCGGGCGTGGAGGGACGCGAACCCTGGACGCCGCGGGAGCCGGTAGCCTCCGGCCATGAGGAAGATCCTGGTGCGCGCCTCCTGCGCCGTCGCCCTGCCCCTGCTCGCGCTCACCGCCTGCGCCTCGACCCAGAACGAGCACGAGGCGTTCCGTGAAGCCCTCGAGGAAGGCGCGTCCTGTGCCGAGCTGTTCGAGCTCCGCAACGACATGGACCGCAGCGAGACGAACATCGACACCGTGAACGCAGAGCTGCGGGAGGTCGGCTGCTACAGCTCGTCGTCGATGCGCACGGACTCGTAGACGCACGAAAGCGCCCCCACCCGGCCGTCTAGGCCGGGTGGGGGCGTTCTCATCGTCGTCTCGCGGCGCGGTCGTCTTCGTCGTGCTCGCGCTGGCACATGTCCCGCGCCCACTCCGAGGGGTAGGTCGCGGTGCAGCCCCGGCACTGCCAGGACAGGCCAGCAGCCCACTCAGGCGTCGGCATCGTCACGGCCCTCCCCGGCGAGGAGCTGGCGGCGCTTCTGCTGCCGCTCGATCTCCTCGGAGACCTCGTCAGCGCTCAGGCCCTCCACCATGACGTTGTAGACGCCGTCGGCGCCCTGCTCAGCGGGGAGGGTCTCACGTCCATCCGGCACGGCACGGCCGAGCAGCGCGTAGGCGGCGCGGGACATCAGCGCCACGCCAGCGATCACGACCACGGCGGTGGAGACGACGTCGACGAAGCTGTCGGGGAACACGGTCGCGACGCCGGAGACGACGTACGCGACCAGCCCCAGCACCACGCTCACGGCGAGCGCGACGGTCTGGGATCGGGCCGCGGTCCAGCCGGGGCGCTTCGCGATCTGGGTGAGGATCGTCGCGGCGACGCCGGCGAGGATGACGATCGCGGCGATCGGGGAGAGTTCGGACACGGTCTGGATGGTCTCGGTCATGGGAGCTGGGGTCGCTTTCTGGTGAGGGCCTCGAGGCGGGCGTAGATGTCGGTCAGGGCGATCGGGGGTGAGCCGTGCGCGCCGGCCTCCTCCCACTCGACGAAGCGGCGGAGGTCGCGTGCGATGGACTCGAGCTCGGCGAGGACGGAACGCAGCTCGCCTCGGACGAGCTCGAGGTCCGCGGCGGTCTGCTGAAGCGCGGTCTTGGTCTGCTCGAGGTCGGCCTGGGTCGCCTCGAGGCTGCGCTGCGTGCCGTAGGCGAGCTTCAGCGCCATCACGCCCGGGTCCTCCGCGCCGCGCACCTGCTCGTTCGTGACCGGGGCGGTGCCGTCGCCGTCGGCCGAGGAGCGGGCCTTCACGGTGATCCATGTGGTCATCACGCCGATCAGCGCGATGAGGACGGCGGTGATCCCCTGCACTGCGGCGTCACTCATCCATCCCCCTCGACTCGTACGCGTGCACCTGGACCTTTGCCTGCTCGACCTTCTGCCACAGCACGAAGAACCGCGCGAACAGGGCGAGGGACAGGGCCGAGATGTCCGTGGCACGGGGGAGGTGGCCGAGCCCCTCCCCGCCGACGGCCATGTAGGAGACGAGGGCGTAGAGGAGGATCCCGCAAGCGACAGGGCCCGCGATCCGCCACTCCCACAGCGGCTTCCCCGCCGCGACCGCGATCACGCCGACCACGGCGAGGAGCTGCAGCACCCCCCACCCGGTCGTGAGCACATCAGCGACCTGCCCGTAGGAGCGAGGGGGATGCAGCAGCACCGTTGCCCCGGACACCGTGATCAGCGCGTACATCACGCCGCGGACCACGGCCTCCGCGCGGGAGAGCCACCGGGTCCTCATGCGACCACCGGCAGCAGCCAGCACGCATACCAGGTCGTGGGCCCGCACTTCTTGTCGCGGGTGAGGCCGGCGAGGCGCTGGATGTTGTCGATCGCGTTGTCCATCTGGGCGCCCCATCGCCCGTCGACATCGACGCTGTAGCCGCGCTTCACGAGTTGCCGCTGCAGCGTCATGAGGCCCTTCGAGCGGGTCTTCCCGCCGATGGTCTCGATCTCGCCGGGGTTCAGGGAGTTCGCGGACTTCCCGGACACGGACTCGATCGGGCCCGACGCGTCGCCGTAGTAGCAGAGGTGCCCCGGCGTGCGCAGGAGCGGGAAGTCGGGCACGTTCTTGAGCTGCATGAGAGCTGCCTTTCCGGAGGGGAGCTTCGACGAGGACGAGCCGCCCCCGCCAGACGGAGGGGCGATCACTGCGGTGGGGTCCCCGCCGGCGGCCGCAAGGATCTCCGCGATCGGGATGTCGCCGGGGTCGCCGTGGTCGTTCTCCGGGGCGTGCTGGTGGCCGAGCCACCCCGTGTACGCCTCCCACTGGGCGCCGGTGAGCCGCTGCGCGGCCTTCTCCCCGTACGAGCCCGGGTAGTTCGCCCAGACCACCGAGGACGTCAGCGGGATGCCCAGCGACTCCGAGACCGCGGCGAGCACGGCGGCGAGCGCGTCGCGCGCCCACGCCTCCTCGAGGAGGTCGGGGAGGTAGAGGTAGCCGTGCTTCTTCGCGAAGGTGAGGTCGCACGAGCCGATCAGCTCGATCTGGAAGACCCGGGCGTTGTTGGTCTGGACGCCGCCGGCGCGGTTGACGAGCGCGCGGGAGGGGCGGGTCGTGGAGTAGTGCTGCCGCGCCGCGATCGTCCTCGAGGCGGGGTCGAAGCGGACCGTGAGGTGCGGGGCGGAGGAGCCGGCGCCGTAGCCGGGCCAGGTGCCGGTCTCGGTGGAGTGGAGCAGCCCGATCGGCTTGCCGCCGGTGTAGGTCTGGTTCGGGTACTTGTCGTCCCAGAACTGGGTGGTGGCGTCGGCCCAGGGGAAGATCCCGTCGGCTGCGGCGGCGAGCGGCGCCGGCTTCGGCTGTGCGGCTGGGGCCGGGGCGGGGGCGCTGGTGCCGCCGCCGGCGGTCACGGGGACCGCGGGGGCGGCGTTACCTTTTCCCGTCAGGCCCAGGCCCTTCTTCGTCGCGGGGCCGACCTTGCCGTCGGGCTCGAGGCCGAGCTCCTTCTGCTTCGCCTTGATCAGCTGGACGGTGCCGGTGCCGATCTTCCCGTCGACGGTGGCGCCCACGGCGCGCTGCACGGCGGCGTGATCGAGCCACCCCTCGGCGGTGTACTGGTCGGTGCCGTTGTAGACGAAGTGCCAGGGCTCGCCGTTCCGCCGACCCTCGTCCCAGGTCCAGCCGAAGCGGGACCCGTTGGCCTGGATCCAGGACTGGATCGCGGAGGGAGCGATGTCGATCGCGATGCCGCGGGTGTGATTCGCGCCCGTGCCAGTGCCGTAGAGATCGGGGGACGCGACCGCGACGTTGGTGACGTGCCGCCACGCGGTGCCGCCGAACATCCGGTCCGACGACGCCTTCTTGCTCCTCGTGCCGCGGTCGCGGTAGTTCGCCTTGAACAGCGCCACCTGCTCGTCGTAGGACCGGTAGGCGTCGTTGAGCTGGAAGTTCACGCCGGTCTCTGCGACGGCGCGGGCGATCATCCTGGACAGCGAGCTGGCGGCCGCGGGAGTGAGCTTCTCGATCTGGTCTCGGCTGCCCCAGGACGCGGGGAGCGCTTGCAGGGTGGGTGTCATGCGGTGCCTCCTCGGGCATGGGGCGGCCCCGCACACCGTGAGGGTGGGCGGGGCCGTGGAAGGGCGTGCAGCGTCAGGCGGCGTCGGGGTCGGGGAACTCGGCCGCGGCGATCTCGTCCCACGAGTTGGAGACGACGTAGAGGATGTCGGTGTCCTGCACGTCGGGGTAGCCGCAGTCGACGCAGGCCGCTGCGGCGATCGCGGAGTTCGTCGCGATGCGGACGAGGAAGCTCGTCACCGCGAACTCGGGGTTCTGCAGCGCGGCGGACGCGAGTCGCCCGGCCGCGCCCTCGTCCCCGGCCCGTTCCGCGGCGGTCTGGCGGACGGCCGCGGTGGTGCGGGCGCGGACGGTCTGGTTGTCGATGATCTTCGAGGATCCGATCAGGTTGGACACGAGGGGGTTCTCCTTCAGGGGACGTCGAAGAGAGGACTGCGCGGGCAGTCCCCTCTTCGTGGTGGTGTTCAGTCGAGCCAGGCCCACGTCGTGCGGTGCACGACGTGATGGATGGTCACCTTGCCCACTCCGTACTCGGCCGCCAGCTGCTTCTGCAGCACGCCGCCAGCCGCGTAACGACGGCGGATCTCACGGACTTCGTCCTCGGTGAGTCGGTGGGCCGGCTGTCTCTCGCCGCGGAGCGAGGTGCCATGCATGATCGTGTCCGCGTGGTTCGCGGCCTCGGTGTCGTAGCGGAGGTTCCCGAGCCGATTGTCGGATCGCACCCCGTTGCCATGGCAGACGTGGAACCCCGGACCGGGATGCGGTCCGACGAATGCCTCCATGACGAACGAGTGCACCGTGCGTTGAGTCTTCTTCCCGTCGCGACGCAGGCTCACGTAGAGGTAGCCGTTCGCGGCGGGCTCCGAGCGCAAAATGCGCTCAGGCCATACCCGCGGCCCGGTGGTGCCGGGGCCGGTGCTGATTGTTCGGGTGAGCGACTTGACTCGTCCGAGGTCGCTGACCTCGTAGAAGCCCTCATAGCCGGGGATGGGGAGCCATCGTTCTTGGGTAGCATTCACTGCTATCCCCTCCTTGCTCAGATCAAGGTCTGAGGGTCAGGTCCCGGCTGGTGTTGGTAGCACCGCCGGGACCGACCTATTCTACCTGGTCAGCACACTATTTCCGATATGTGACTCGGAACTTGGTGGGGGAGCCCTTGAACTGGCCGTAGTAGGTCAGGCCGGTGTTCGTCGTGTAGACGCTGACGCCCTTGTAGGTGCCGTTCGCGATCTGGGTGTGCCACGACGAGGGGACGGTGACCCAGCGGCCCGCGTAGCGGGGCCAGTTCGCCGAGGTCGTGCCCGAGCCGAGGATCCCCTTGTAGGTGCCGTCGTTCGGGTAGAGCACCGCGGTGCCGCCCGATCCGTAGTACCAATGGGCGTTCTCGAGGTAGACCTCGAACTTCTCAATCGTCGAGCCTGCGAGCGCGCTCCGCATCGCGGGGTAGAACACCCAGCCGCCGTAGCGGTTGCCGTACGAGCTGTAGGTGCCCTGGTAGACGGTGCCGTTGCGGGTGTCCCCGCCGTAGGATGCGGCGTCCCAGGTCTGGGTACGGCGGACGACGATCGGGGTCGGGTCCGCGGGCTCGGTGGCCCCGCCTCCGCCGTCGCCGTCGTTCCACCGCTTCAGAGTCGACGGCATCGAAGGACCCACGTCCTCGATCGAGAGGACGGGCGAGTAGAACGAGGTCGCGAGGACCCGCACCGGACGGCCGGCGACCTCCGGGCGGATCATCCACATCAGCCAGAACCCGCGCCCTGAGGACCAGGAGCCGGTGTCGAGCATGAACTCCATCCCATTGACCGCCGTGGCGCTACCGGCGAAGACGGGATTGCGGGCGAAGATCCCGCGGTAGGTCCCCTCGTTCGGTGTGGTGCCGTGGAGGATGGGGGTGCCGTCGAAGGAGTAGCGGAGCTCCTCCACGATGTTCGTGTTTGTCCCACCGGTCACCTCGACGAAGTGCTCGGAGAGCCGGATCCGGTAGAGGCGTCCCGCCTCGAGCGTTGTCTGGATCTCGCCGCGGCGGGCGTAATCGGAGGTGTCACCGTCGAGCTGCGACGTCGAGGTCAGCTGCCCCCAGGCCCGCATCCCGCGCGGGTACTGGGCGAGGATGTCGCCGAGGGTGTCGCCGCCCACGGCGAGGCTGTCGAAGGATCCCGCCGGTGCCTGCACACCGGACGGCGAGATCATCGTGGACCCAGCCGTGATCAGGTTGTCGCCCGACGGGCCGATGCGGACCATCTCGTACTCGGCGCCGTCGTCATTGATCCCGTACAGGGTGATGCCCGTTGAGTCGATCACGACCCGCTGCCCCGACTCCGCAGTCCGGATCAGGCCCGCCGTCACCATCCGCGCGGCGAGCGCGACCGCGTCGATCAGGCCCGCGTCGACGGTGCCGGCGACGAGGCGGCCCGCGTCGAGGCCGACCTGGACCCAAGCACCGTCGACGAGCTGCCACCGGTCGGTCTCGACCATCGGGGGGCCGAGCTCGACGATCGTCCAGAACGCTCCCTCGGGGTACCCGTCGGTCTCGGCGGGGGTAGAGGTCGCGACGGTGTTGAACTTCGACGCTGTCGCGATGCCCGTGACAAGCTCCTCCTGGAGCCGCTCGAGAGCGGAAGGGATCGTGCGGACCGACTGCTGCTGCCCGTCGCCGTCCGTCCACACGGCGTCGCCGTGTTCGCCGAAGTCCTTCACTCCGGTGGGGCCGGTCTTCGACGAGCGGGCCTCCTCCCGCATCCGCTCCACGGTGGCGCGGAGTGAGTCCTTCGGGCGGGCGTTGAGGTCCCGGTACTCCATCAGGCGACCTCCTCGTCCTCGTAGTCGATCGGTCCGTCGTCCTGGAACTCCAGGTCGACCGTGGCGGAGGTCCAGTTGCCCTTCGCGGCGATGATCCGCTTCGGGGTCGTGCCCTTCGGGACGGTCAGCCAGTCGTCGCCCATCGTGAGGTTGGCGGCGTCGCCGACGTGCCAGTGGCCGATCTGGCAGCGCGGGTCGGCGCCGTCGATCTTCACGGAGATCTGGGTGACGGGAGCGCGGGCCGCGGCGAGCTCCGCCTCGGCGTGGGTGCGGATGAGATCGCCGTTCTCGGAGTCGCTCGTGGACCCGACGACTTCGAGGAGCGGCATCTGGTCGTCGAGGCGGGAGAGGTCCTGCACGACTCGGGCGAGGATGCCCGCGCCCTCGCCGGCGCCGGTCCAGTAGACGCGGTTCGCGATGCGGGCCGCGTCGGTCTTCACGTCCACCTTCGAGATCGGTGACCTCGTGGAGGTGGTGTCGAGGTCCATCGTCCAGTCCTGCGCGATCTGCGGCTGCGCCGCGGTGCCGTTGACCATCACCCACTCGAGATGGGTGCCGTCGTCGGTCCAGCGGGGCCGGAACATGATGTCGGGTCCGTTGCGGACCTTCGTCAGCTCGGTCAGGCGCTTCCATGCGCCGTTGTTCGAGAGGTTGAAGCCCTCGTAGTTGCGGCGGTTCAGGGTCGCGCCGGTCTCCCGCGGGGTGCCGTAGACGATCGGGAGTGTGCCGCCGACCTTCGCGACGGCGTGCTTCACGACCTCCTGCGCGATCGTGCCGAGCGACATCCCAGTCAGGGACACCACCGACTTCATCAGCGCGGTCTGCGGATCGTTCGGCGACGCGACCGGCTCCTGGGCGAGGACGACGCGCTTCTCGAACACGGCGCCGATCCCTCGGCAGGCGAGGGTCGCGGTCGTCTCCGACTCGGCGGGCGGGCCCATCACCGGGCCCGCCACCCAGGCGTCGAGCGTGCCGTCCTCGTGCTGCCAGGACACCGCGACGCTCGTTCGCATGTGCGACCACCACGCCCGCTCGAGCTGGCGCAGCTGGGTCTTCGAGGTCGCGACCGAGAAGTCCTCGATGCCGTTGAGGGGGATGGACCAGCTGCCGGGCGCCGCGAGGTCGAGCTGGGCGCCCTTCCGGCCGTCCATCGTGCGCACCAGGTGAGCGACCCAGGTCACTGCGCCACCCCGACATGCCAGACCTCGAAGCGGTTCCCGGGGTAGCCCTGGTTCGTGCCCTTGTGGTGCATCCAGCCCGGTCCGGACAGGCCCTCGATCTGGTCCTGGATGTAGTGGACCTTGTGCACTCCCTCCGACAGCTGCTTCGTGAAGCTCATGAAGTTGGTCTGCGGCGCGGCGCGGGTGACGCGCGTCGTGAACGCGAGCTCGAGGACGTCGTCGATGTAGACCCGCCACCGGATCGCTGCCGACGGCTGATCCGTCGTGCCCTCCTGGATCGCGGAGAGGCAGTGCGTCATGTCGAACCGCACCCAGGAGTCGGACGGCAGCGGGCGGGTGCGGCCCACCCCCAGCGTGATCGGGGAGACGTTTCCCTTGATCGCGTTCGCCGGATCATGGAACTGGTGCAGCAGCCCCAGCGACCCTCCGGCCGGGACCGCGAAGTTCCGGTCGACGGACTGCTGCGCCGACGTCGTCGCGGTGATCCCCGCGGGGACGACGAACAGGCCGAGGGTGATGCCGCCGCCCGGAGCGGCGCCCTGCGTCACGTACACCAGCCCGTCCCGGTCCATCACAATCCGGTCCTCACGCGTCCCCGTCGAGGGGGCGGGGAGGGTGTTCACCGTCTGCTGCTCGACCGCGTACTCGAGGCCGAGCCCTGCCGCGGTCTTCAGCACCACGGAGCCCGCCGTGACGAGGTACGCCATGCTCGACGTGCCCTTCACGGTCACGCCGCCCGTCGGCTTGATCCCGGAGGTGTGCCAGTTGGCGCCGATGATCCGCTGCAGCTCCGCCGGGGAGGTGCCCTGCAGGATGTCGACGACCTCGGGAGCGGGCTGCTCGCCGAGCTTGATGGGGGCCTTCGGCCAGGGATGCACAGCCATTGCGTGCTCCTCTCTCAGACGTTGATGTCGCGGTGGCGGACGATCGCCCAGCCGGTGCCGCCCTGCAGGAAGCTGAAGTGCACGGATTCGATCGACCGCGGCGGGACGGACGCCCAGCCGCGCTCACCGAGGAGGTGCGACTGGTCCACGCCGCCGACCGTGACCGCGCCGGCCATGTCGACGGTCACCGGGATGTCCATGAACGTGGGCCACGGGTAGGTGACGCGCTTGTCGCCGACCCCGACGGCGAACCCCGGCGAGTCCGCCCAGACCGTGAACTGCGGTGGCGACGCGGTGTTCCCGTCGTTCCAGATCCAGTCGTCCGTCGCCACCGCCGTGCCGAACGAGATCACCCCGCCCCTCGAGAAGGGGGCGAAGTCGAACCCGACGCCCGCCCCGGCCGGATGCAGGTACGTCTCCCGCCACGGCGTGTACAGCTCCGGATCCGGGGCCGTCAGCGGGATCGAGACCGTGAACGCCGACGGCGAGGTCCGAGCGATCAGCACCTCGCCGGTGCGCTCCACGACGGTCGTCAGCGCCGGCACCCCGGTCTCCTCGACCGTCAGCTCCCCCGCCTCACCATCGGCGAGCGCAGCGGACAGCTGCCGCTTCACGTAGTTCGCGTGCTCCCAGGAGTCGAGGGCGATCTTCGCCTTCACCTCGAGGGTGCGGGAGGAGCGGGTGCGGGTCGTCGGGAACGAGCCGTGGCCGAGTCGTTCCTCGTTCTCGCCCCGCATGGAGAACCCGCCGTACCAGCCGGTGGGCGTGCCGTCGACCCAGAACTCGGCGTGGGGGTCGAGCTCGCGGGACGACGCCGCCAAGGCGATGTCGCCCCGCGAGTTCGTGAGGAGGACCTTCTGGATCATCGGGGCCTCCTCACGCGCTCTCGAGTTCCATGGCGACGCGGCGCATGATCTCGTCGGCCAGACGGTCCACGTCTGCGTCGGAGAGCTGCGTCGCGGTGATCGGCACCGTCACGGACGGGCCGCCGGTGCCGCCGGCCTCGAGCATCTGGATGATGCTCTGGCCCTGCTTGCCGGTGAACACCGGCTCGGGCACCCCGGACTTGTTGTGCACGAGGGACAGGCCGGGCTTGAGCCAGCCGCCCTCGTCGTAGACCAGGGGCTCGATCCCGCCGACGAGACCGCCGTGCGCGTAGCCGCCGCGCCGGTTCCACCCCGCCGCGAGGGAGGGGTAGGTGGCGCGGGTGTACCGGATCGACGCGAGGATGTTCGACAGGGGGTCGAAGATGTCCTTGTCGTAGCCCGGTCGGGCGTAGGCACGGAAGGTCGGGCCGATGACCTGCATGAGGCCCTTCGACGGGGTGCCGCGCTTCGCGTTGCTGTCCCAGTTGTTCACGGCCCTCGGGTCGAAGCCGGACTCCTGGTTCATGCGGCGGAGCAGCGCCTGGAGGTTCGCTCCGGAGAACGCGCCCTCCATCGTCAGCGCCCGAGTCGCGGTCGGGGTCCAGCGCGTGGCCTTCACCCCGGCGACAGTGGTGTCGACCTGGTCCGAGGCCCAGTCGCCGATCTCGCCGAGCTTCCCGGTCGCCCAGTCGAGCGCCGAGCCGATCAGCTTCTTCGGCATCCCGAAGAGGATGTCGCCCCACAAGGTGTCGCCGACTCCGGCCCGGACGGTCTCCTTGATGGAGTCCCACAGGCCGGCGAACGGGTTCCACCATCCGCCGCCGTCGCCGCTGCCCGCCGCGCCGCCGGCGCCCAGGTAGGGCAGCGGGTCGACGTACTTCCCGTCCTTGCGGAGCGAGAAGTGGAGATGCGGGCCCGAGCTACGGCCGGTGGATCCGGCGTAGCCGATCACCTGCCCGGCCGTGACCGCTGCGCCCGAGGGCACTGCGAAGTCGGACAGGTGGTGGTATCCGGCCGTGAGCCCGTTCCCGATCGAGAGCTCGAGCTTCTTCCCCGCCGCAGGGTTCCGGGTCCGGGACGCGGACCCAGCTCCCACCGCGACGAGGCTCGTGCCCGACGGCATGGGCCAGTCGATGCCCTTGTGCCGGCCGCTGCGCGCCCCGAACCCGTCCCCGCGAGGGAACGAGCCACGGAACGGCATGCCGATCTTCACCAGGCCACCGCCGGCGAAGCCGGAGATGAAGTCCGCGAACGACCTGCCGGACGTGCGGGCCTCGTGGTTCGCGCGGAGGAACAGCGACTGGGACTCGCGGTCCCGCAGCCCCTCCGACACGAGCACGCCCTCACCACGGCGAGCAGCGATCAGCTGATCATCACCATCCCGCCAGGACGACTGCCCCGGCAGGATGCCGCCCGTGGTGTACCCCTTGAGGGCCGCGGGCATCTCGAGATGCTTCACGTCCTCGTAGTTCGGGTCGAACCACGCGCCGACCTTGTTGAACGGGTCGATGACGGACTTGTTGATCACGTCCTCGATCACGAACCGGACCGGCTTCGCGGCGAAGCCCTTCAGCTTGTCCCAGGCCGTGCCGATCGCCTCGACGCCCTTCTCGAAGCCGGGCGCGACGTCGTTGGAGATGAAGTTCTTCAGCGGCGTGAAGACCTTGTCCCGCACGAAGACCCAGCCCTTGTCGAGGACGTCCTGCACGTTCTTCCAGACCGGCTTGATGATCGACTCGTACAGCCACGAGAACACCGGGCCGACGACGTTCCGCACGGTCCAGTCGATGATCGAGAAGATCACCTTGATGACCTTCCAGGCCGTGTCGATGGCCCAGGAGATGCCGTTCCATGCCGGGACCACGACGTTCTGCCACAGCCACACGATCGTCGGACCGACGATCGCGGTCAGGAACCACTTCAAGGCGTCGAGCGCCGGGAAGATCACCGAGTTCCAGGCCCACGAGATGATCGCCCCGATGGTGGTGAAGGCCGGCGAGACGATGTTCTGCCAGAGCCACACGATGTTGGGGGCCAGGGTGTTGGTCAGGAAGCCGTAGAACTCGCCCAGGGCGGGCTTGATCACGGACTGCCAGGCGAAGACGATGAACGCGCCGATCGCGGCGAACACCGGCTGCACGTAGTCGGTCCAGAGCCGCTGCACGATCGGGAACATCTCGTCGCGGATGTAGCCGACGAGCTGCTGGATCGCCGGGACCACGACGCCCATCACGATCTGCGACCAGTAGTCGCCGAGCGTCTGGACCCACTGGACCACGACCGGGATCACCTCGCCGGCGACGGCCGAGAGGACATCCCACCCGGTCTGCAGCGCAGGCCAGAGCGTCGTCGAGAACCACTCCCCGACGGCGCCGACGGCCTCCTGCAGCCACTCGAAGCCCGCGACGATCACGGGCAGCGCCGTGGTGGTGAACCACTCCGTGACCGCGCCGATCGCGATCTGGATGCCCTCCCACGCCGTCTGCAGCACCTGCGCGCCGAGCTCGGTCTCGGTGAAGAACCACGTCAGCACGCCGACCGCGGCACCGATCGCGAGGGGGATCCAGCCGATCGCGGCGAGCGCCCCGGAGATCACGCCGCCGAGCGACATGATGGCGCCGACGACCGCGGTCCCGCCGAGGTAGAGCAGGAACCCGCCGACGCCGGACAGGATGGGGATCAGGTTGTCGCGCAGCCAGCCACCGACCTCGATCGCGGCGTCGCGCAGCATGAGGAGCGCCCCGACGGCGGGGTGGTCCTCCTCCCAGCCGAACGCGTCACGGAGCGCGCCGGTGAAGTCCCCGCCGACGACGAGGTCCCAGATGCCCTTGATCCCGTCCCGGACCCGGAACAGGAAGTCGACGGCGGCGGAGTCCTCTTCCCAGCCGAACGCCGCGGTGAGCGCGCCGGTGAAGTCCCCGTTGACCAGCAGGTCGTAGATCCCACGGACTCCCTGGGAGAACGTCTCGATGTAGGGGGTGACCTTCTCGCCGAGCCCGTCGACGAACGCGGTCACGCCGCGCAGCGCCGGGGCGATCAGGGGGTAGAAGTCCTCGAGCGCGGACGCGCCGAGGCGCGACACCGCGGCCTTCAGGTTCGCGAAGGAGCCGCGGACGGTCTCGCCGGACTTCTGGGCGGCGCCGCCGAGGTTCTGCTCCATCGCCTTCGCGAAGACGTCGAAGCCGACCTCGCCCTTGGACCCGAGCTCCTGCGCCTCGGCGGCGGTGACGCCCATGACGTCGCCGATCATCTGCCAGATCGGGATGCCCGACTCGAGCAGCTGCATCGCGTCGTCGCCCTGGAGCTTCCCCTTGGACGCGACGGACGACCAGATCAGTCCCATGTCGCCGATGTCGCGCTTCGCGATCGTGGCGGAGTCCGCGACGAGCGAGAGGGTGTTGGTGAGGTCCTCGCCCGGCTTGATGCCGGCGGCCGTCATCGTCGCGGCCACCGAGGCGGCCTCGCCCATCCCGAACGCGGTGCCCTTCACCGAGGCGAGCGCCGACTCCATCACCTTGTCGACCTCGGCGCCGGACATCTGCAGGCCCTCGAGCGAGGCCCGAGCGTCCTCGATGTCGGCGAGGCGGTTGAAGCCTCCGACCAGCGCACCGCCAGCGAACGCGGCGCCGCCGGCGGCGAGGCCTGCAGCGCCCCACTTCACGCCCTTCCCGATGCCGCCGAGGAGCGCGTCGCCGCGGGACCGGATCCGCTCGGCTTCCTTCTCGACCTCGCGGCCGATGCCCTTCATGCCGTTGACGATCTGCTTCTTCAGACCGCCGGTGCCGTCCATGCCGGACCAGAGCCGCTTCCACGCGGGGAGCGCCTTCTCGGCCTCCTGCGCTGCCTGGCCGGTCTCGCGAGCGAGGTCGTCCTGGGCGCGGGCGTGGTCGGCGGCGGCGTCGCGCGCTTCCTGGTGCGCGACCTTCGACTCGGTGATCGCGGCGCGCAGCGCGATGTCCTCGTTCTCGACCTTCTCGGTGGCCTGGCCGAGCTTCGAGCGCGCACCCTCGAGCTTCGCGGTGGAGGCGGTGACCTCGGCGTCGGCCTTCGCGGAGTCCGCGCGCTTGCCGGCGAGGTCCAGCTCCGCCTTCGCGAGCTCGTCGGTGGATGCCTCTCCGCTCGCGCGGCGCGCAGCGATGTCGCGCTCTGCCCGCTCGACCTCGGCGCTCTTCGACGCGGCGGTCGAGCGGCGCTTCTCGAGGTCGGCCTCGGCGCGCTCGACGTTCGCCGCGGCGGAGCGCTCCTTGTCGCGGGCGTCGATGATGCGGGTCTGGGACTTCCCGACCTCGGAGGCGGCCTTCCGCGCGGCGGTGGCCTGCTCGTCCGCGGCCTTCTTCGCGGCGCGCTCGACCTTCTCGAGCTCCTGCACGACGGGGGAGACATCGGCCTTCTTCGTCTCGGCGTTGATGCCGTCGACGAGCGCCCGGCCACCCTCGGTGCCGGCCTTCTTCGATGCGTCCTTGACGCCCTTCATGAGGGGGGCGGCGAAGCCCTTCATCTGCGGGAGAACGTCCACCCATGCGGCATCAGAGCGCGCCATCGCCGCCCCCTCTCTATGAAGTTGTGGCGGGGCTCAGGGGCCCCACAAGCGCTCCAAGTTCGCGCTGATCTCCTGCTGCTCGACCTCGTCGAGCACGTCCCCGTCGGAGAACCCGCCATCCACCCCGGGGGCGGGAAGGAGGTCGGGCTGGACGGGCGGTGCGCCCTTCTCGCGAAACAGGTTCGCGAGAGCGGCGTTGAGGACCCTCAGCTGGGACGAGGCGTCCCAGGCCAGGAGCGTCTCGTCGGTCCAGCCGTGGCCGGCTGCGGCGCGGTATGCCGGTGCGTTCAGGGGCAGGTGCTCGACCATCAGCCGCAGCTGGCGCAGAGACACCCGCCCCTGGAAGTACTCGCGCAGAGGGTCCCTCGGCGCGTACGCCTGGAGGAGGGACGCCTCCACCGCCTCGGGGTGATCCCCGAGGAGGCTCAGTGCCGAGTAAGCCGCACCTTCTGGGCTTTTTCCTGCGACTCGCGGGAGATCACGCCGAACAGCATCCCCAGGTCATCGAGGCTGTTGCCGTCGGCGACGAACTCCTCGTACTGGTCGCCGAGCAGCACTTCGCAGATCTCGTACTTCGAGGACGCGTCGTCCATCGCCTCCTGCTGCTCGTCGTTCATGAAGAGGGGGTGCGGGAAGGTGTAGACCTTCTCGTTCTTCCCCTCGAACTCGACGGTGCCGCCCTCGGTGCCGACCGCCTCCTCGTAGGCGGGCCGGACCTCCTCGAGGCGGTAGCGCTTGCGGTTGTTCTTCTTCGACATGCTGGATACCTCCGGGATGCTGGTGTGCTGGTTGTTGAGTCGGCGCGCGCCGCACCAGCGAACGACGCGCGCCGACGATCAGGGGGTGCCGGCGGCGTCAGCCGCCGACCGGGGGCTCCGCGGGCAGGTAGAACGGGCCGTTCTGCGCGCGGCGGTAGGTGAGGTTCGTGGCCGGGTCCTTGTAGAGCCCGAACGTGAACTGGAAGCCCTCCGCGTCGGCGCGGGACAGGGTCCGCTCTCCGAGGTTGGTGACCTTCGCGCGGTAGGCCTGCTCGACGCGGTACTTCGTCTGCGAGCCCGTGCCGTCCTGGGTCAGCATCAGCAGCCGGTAGAACGGCGGGTCGGACACCTCGCCGAAGCTGTAGTCCCAGGCCGCGGACTTCGACGCGGGCCACTCGGAGACGGGCAGGCCGTGGTAGAGGCCGTTCACCCAGGCGTTCGCCTCACCGAAGGTTGCGGCGAGGGTGCGGGCGATCGACTCGATGTCCGACCGGACCGGCTCGACGTCCTGGTCCATGTTGGTGTCGGTCGAGGAGACGTCGTTGCCCTGGGTCACGCCGTCGGTGGTGACGTAGCCCATCTGCCGGAAGTAGGGTGGCAGCGGAGTCGGCTCACCCTCCGCGGTGAAGAGCTCCTCGACCGGGGGCTGGTCGTAGTCGGCGAGCGCCAGGATCTTGTTGCCGTGCTTGAGGACGAGCCGGTTGTCGGTCTCGATGTTGTCGGTCACGAATGCCATGACAGGGGTTCCTTCCACGTGAAGAAGCCCGCCACGGGGATCGTGACGGGCCGGGGCGCCCGGGCAGGGGCGCGCTGAGGTGGGTCTACTGCGGGAGCGGGTGCGGGCGGACGGTGATGTCGAACGTTCCGACCTGCCGCTCGAGGTCGACGTCGTCCGCGGGGACGTCCGCGAACTCGGCCGTGCACTGCACGTCGTCGACGTGCGCGGTGGTGTCCGACTCGGACGGGAGGGTGAACATGTACACCTCGAGCATCTGGACCAGGGAGTTCAGCTCGTCGAGGTCGGGGTGGAACGCCTCCACGTCGAAGGTGTACGTCTTCGAGAAGCCGTCCGAGGGAGGGCCGGGGAGCCGGTCGACCCAGATACACGGAGCGACCGACTGCCAGCCGTCATCAGGGCGGCGGGAGTAGACCGGCAGCCCCGTGCGGTCCGAGAGGTAGGCGATGAGGAGCCGTGTGGTGTTCGGCCACGCGCCGATGATCTTCGTCATCGCGAGCTCACCGCCCGTGCCGCCCGGAGCATCAGTCGGTACTTGTCGAACCGGGAGGTGCCCCACTCGTACTTCGCGGCGCCCGGCGCGACGACCCGCGCGTAGGGCCGCTGGAACCCCTGTGCCTTCGTGCCCGGGCGAGTTCCCTCCTCGACCCGGATGTCGGCCGAGAGCTGACGGAGACCCTGACGGGCCGCCGTCGCCTTCGCCCGCGCCGCGACCTGAGTCGCCCGCGCCCGCAGCCGCCGGCGCACCGCCGGGGTCTGCGACGCCTGCTGCACGATCCTTCGCACGTCCACGCCATCACCCCCGATCGAGCTTGAGGAAGAACTCGGTGTGCGGGAACGCGCCGACGAACAGCTGAGGATGCCCGTCGACCTGGTACTCGGTGCCGCGCCAGGTCACCCTGTCGTGCGCCTCGACCACGTCCGTGAGCGGACCCGAGACCCGGTAGCGGGCCGTGATCACCTTCTCGTTCCCGACCGACTCGGTCGACCCGACCGGCACCACCGAGTAGCCCTCGAGCAGCGTGTCGACGGGCGTCCCGGTCGCGCGCCCGTTCGCATCCGGGCGCCCGGTCGCCACCTGGTGCACCGTGAGCGTCTCCCCATGGATGTCGCCGTCGAACCAGCTCATCGCCGACCCTCCGGCCACTCCGGAAACAGACCCTCGAACGGGCCCGGATCCGGGAAGCTCCCCAGCGGGGTCGCCTGCCGGGCCGACGCCGAGCCGTCGAGGATGTCCAGCATCCACGGCGCGTACACCCACGGGTCCCGCGGGTTGCCCGCCTGGTCGAGGGTGATCGATCGCGACTCGGACCCGGAGGTCACCTGCCACGACTTCGCGCCCGGCGTCGGCGGGCCACCGAGGACCGGGAGCACCAGCCACGTCACCACATCGGCGACGTCGGCGGTGTTCACGGTCCCCGCAGCGACCCGCGCGCGCAGCGCCGGCCACCGCCGATCGATGTCACGAGACACCGACCCGATCAGCGCCTCGGCGCGCTGCTTCTCCGCGGGGGAGAGGGGACGCCACGGCGCCGACACCTGGTCGGGCGTGGCCCACGGATCGAGCTCAGCCATGACGCCCCCTCCCGGTCACTTCGCGGCGCCGCCGCGCGCGGCCGGCTTCTCGGCCGCCGGCTTCTCCGCGGCGGCCTTCTCAGCGGCCGCGCGCTCGGCAGCAGCCTTGTCGGCGGCGGCCTTCGCCTCGGCCTCGGCGACGTCCTGCGGAGAGTCCGCCTCGGGCACTTCGACCTCGGCGATCAGGCCGTTGTTCTTCAGCCGGGTCACGTCCTTGCGCTCGACGCCGGACGGCAGCACCGCGCCCTTGTAGAGGTAGCGCTCCTGCCCGGAGACGTTCACGACGACGCACGCCGCGATGACCTTGATCTGCTTCGCCATGATGATCAGACTCCCGTTCCGGTGATGCGGATACCTGCGTTGGGCTCGAGCACCACCGGGACGGTGATGCGGCGGGCCTGGACGGTGTACATGTCGCGCTCGTCCTTGCGGATCGACTTCACCTCGAGGCCGTCGTAGCCGACGTAGCCGGGGGAGGTGATCTTCTCGTCGGCCATGCCGCCGAGCTGGTCCCGATCCACGAGGATCGGGTCCGAGAAGGGCACATGCTGGGACGTCACCCAGGTCAGGCCCAGGTAATCCGGGATCACGCCCGAGAGGACGAAGTTCCCGGACTCGCGAGGCACCAGGTCGCTCTTGATGAGCGACGCGGCGACCTTCGCGAACTGGGTCGGCTTCAGCGCCACGACGGAGTAGTCGAAGCTCTCCTCGATGTGGTCCTCCTCGGCCTTCGCCTTCGCGGACAGCACGGTGTCCACGATCGCCTCGCCGCTGGTCCACTGCGCGGTCGCGGCGAAGGTCTGGGCGACCTTCGAGGCGATCACGCCGAGAGCGGTGCCGTCGATGTCGCGGATCATGCCGTTGGCGATCTTCCGCAGGCCGCGGTCGACGGGGTTGATCAGCAGGCGGCTGATCGCCTCGTCGGTCACGTCGGAAGCGAGACCCGTCTTGCGGGTCTTCGCCGAGGCGAGCTCGCCCGTGGTCATGACCGTCTTCGGGTACTCGCCGCCGGGAGCGATCGCCTCCGGGGAGTCGGCGGGGAAGATCTCCTCGCCGGTCTCGTACAGGATCGCGCCGCCCTCGGCGGTGAAGCGGCCCGCGAGGAGGTAGTCCGCGATGAACTTGTGGTCGAGGATGGTCGCCAGCCGCTTCCGCAGGAGCGACGGGGTCTTCATCAGGTGGTGGATCTCCGTGGTGGTGAGGTCGGAACCGACCTTCACCGGAGTGCCGGGGTAGCTGTAGGCCACGATGAGCCCTCCTTTCAGGCGAGGTGGAAGCGGACCGAGGCGGTCTCGCCATCAGCGGCCGCCGCGAGCGCGAGGCCGATCGTGCCGGACTCGGCGGTCGCGACCTTGCCGTCGGCGGCAGCCGCGACCCGATCACCCGCCGCGATCGCGCCGGCAGCGATCGGACGCTGCACGGCACCGGAGTAGACAGTGACGAGCTCACCCTCGGCGGCGTTGAAGCCCGCGACGCCGGCGACCTTGGCGGAGCCAGCGGCCGCGTGAGCGACCGTGCGGTCGCCGGTGATCTCGACCAGGCGGCCACCGGTCACGGCCGCCGAGGCGGTGAAGGTGACGGCGTCGCCGGGGCTGAACTGGGGCAGGTAGTCGGCCATGCTCAGGCCTCCTTCTCGGTGGTGGGCCAGTACTTCGCGTACACGGCGTCCTCGTCGGTCGACTCGTCGACACCGCCCGTGAAGCCCGCGGGCGCCATCGGGATCGTGCCGGGAGCCAGGGAGGCGAGCACCTCGGTGGCACCCTCCTCGTCGGCGGCCAGCTGCGCGAGCCAGTGATCCCGGCGCGCCGGAGCGACCCGGCCGTCCTGGATCGCGGCATCGACGACGCCGGCGCGGCGGTCGGAGATCTGCTGGGCGCGGGCCTCGGCACCGGCCCGGGCGTCAGCGCGCAGCTGCTCGACCTGGTCGGCGTCCATGAGCACGGTGCCCTCGGGCGGGGAGAAGCGGGGCGCGGGCTCGGCACGCTCGGCGAGCGCCTCGTCGACGGCCGCGAGGATCGTGTCCTCGGTCGCGTCGGCGTCGGTGATGCCGAGCCGGTCGATCAGCCCCTTCTTGATGGTGTCCGACATGGGGTCGGGTCCTTCCTTCTGGGTGTGGGTGGGTTCCACCGGCTCGGCCGGAGGCTTGTGGCCGCCGTCGGCGAGCGCCGCGGCGAAGTCGGGTGGCAGCGTGACGACCCCGCCCTGTGCGTAGTCGTCCCGGCGCTCCCACACGCGCCGCTTCTCGCTGCTCGCTGTGAGGCCGAACGATGGGGCGGGGGCGTCGGCGCGGCCGGCGTGGGCGAAGATCGACAGGTCCAGGCTGTTCTTCACGTCGGACTTGTCTCGGTCGGTGTCGACGCGGTCGGCGAGGCCTGCGGTGACGGCCTCCTCGGCCGAGTACCAGGTCTCGGCGAGCATCGCGGCCCGCCAGGTGGCGGGCTCGCCGCCGGCCTTCTCGGCGTACACCGAGGCGATGTTCTCGCTGACCCGGGTGAGGTCGTCAGCCATCTTCTGCATGTCCTCGGCGGGGCCCCAGCAGAGGCCGGACGCGTCGTGGATCATCAGCTCGCTGTTGCGGCCCATCACGACCTCGTCGGCGCCCATGGCGATGAAGCTCGCGGCGGACGCGGCGATCCCGTCGATGTGCGCGACGACGTGGGCCTCGGTGCGGCGGATGACGTTGAGGATCGCCATCGCGTCGAAGACGTCGCCGCCGGGGGAGTTGATGAAGAGGTCGATGTGGTCGGCGTCGAGCGCAGTCCACTCCCTGGCGAAGTCCTTCGCGGTGACCCCGAACCAGGAGTCGATCGGGTCGTAGAGGTAGACCTGGGCGACCCGGGCGTCGGGGTCGGCCGCCATGCGGAACCACTTCTCGGAGCGGGCGCGCGGCGGGGTGCGGCGGGTGTCGGTCATGTCCCCTCCTCGGGGTCGGTGAGCGTGACCGGGAGCCGGCCGGTGTGCTTGATGGACGGGAGGCCCGCGGCGCGCGCGGCGTCGACGGCGTCGAAGCCGGTCCGGGCGAGCAGGCCCGTGATGTCGGAGCGAGTCCTCATGGCGTCGAGCTCACCCCCCCCCCCGACGCCTCGGCGCCGCTCGCGTACTCGCGCGCGGTGTCGGCGTCGGCCGGCGGGAAGGAGTACATCGTGCGGATGTGCTGCTCGAGCTTGTCGTCGGCGGTGAGCGCACCGCACTCGATCAGTGCCCGGATCCCCTCCGCCGTCGCGGGGTGGCGGGACCCGATCTCGTCGAACACGATCCGCGGGGCGGGCTCCTGCTCGCCCCAGTTCAGATCGACGAGGTCCTCGACGATGTGCTGCGTCGCGACGGACGCGATGTCCTGGGCGACGGTCTGCAGCGAGAGGGTGAAGAAGTCCGCGAACGTCTCGCCGAGCGCGTAGGAGCCCGTCGAGTTGTCGCCGCCGAGGTTCAGGAAGTTCGCGAGCACGGCGCGGGCGATCTGCTCGTCGTAGTAGCGGATCGGCTTGTCCGCGTCGGGCAGCGCACCGGACACCCCCGAGAGGGTCAGCTTCGCCCCGTGAGGGATGGACGCTCCTGCGTTGTTCCCCGACCGGACCGCCTTCGCGATCTGTAGGCCCGCGGTCACGTCGTTCTTCGCCCAGTCCTCGCGCTCGGCGAGGGTGCCCATCACGGGCGGCTCCGCGCCCTCGTAGACAGGGATGCCCATGCCGTTGCGGTCGACGGTCTGCGCCTGGACCCGCAGCAGCCGGTCCTTCAGCATCCAGAACTTGTACGCCGGGCGGAGCAGCGAGCTGCCGAGCCAGTTCCCGCCCTCGCGGTCGTTGACGTAGACCACGAGCCGCTCGATGCCCATGCGGGAGTCGGTGCGGCGGTTGCCGAGGCCGTGCTGCTCGAGCGCGATCAGGCCGCCATCGGCGGCGACGTCGACCTTCGAGATGGTGCGGGGCGGGCGCCAGCCCAGCTTCCGCAGCCGGGCCCGGCCCTGCTCGTCGAGGCGGTAGACCTGCTCGAACGGGGAGTGCCCGAACACGAGCATCAGCAGCGCGAGGCGGAGATGCTCCGACCACGCGAAGCGGTCCCTGGTGCGGACCACCGGCCGAGCCGGCTCGCCCTGCACCTGCAGGCCGAGGTCGTCAGCGATCAGCTGCACCACCTCAGGCCGGGCGCCGTTCGGATCGATCCGCCACTCCGTGCGCCGGATCGGGAGCGTCACAGCGCGGAGCACCGAGATCACCTGCGCGTCCTGGCGACGCATCCGGTCGTACACCTCGAGGTTCTTCGGCCAGATCAGCTCCGGCGTCTCCTCGAGGTCGTCGATCGCCGACCACCACGAGTTGCTCGTCGAGGCGTAGCCCTTCTCCGTCTGCGGAACCGTCACGCTCCACCTCCTCTCAGAATCCGATCGTGTTCAGGTCGTCGGCCGGCTCCCACCGGTCGCCGACCTCGGCGAGCGCCGCGTCGTCGAGCGCGAGCGCCGCCGGCGGCGGCGGTGTCTCCTGGACCCGCTTCTTCATCAGCCACAGCGCGCCGATCCACGCGATCAGCGGCGCGACGTCCACCGGCGAGCGCTTGCGGTCGATGACCCAGCCGTCGCCGAGCTCCTTCCGCTCGGCGAGCGCCGCAGCGTTGTCGAGCGGGGGCTGCTTGTTGTGGCGGGCCTTGCCGTCGCGGACGTCCTCGAAGGCCTGGCCGTGCGCGATCAGCAGGTCGCCGCCCTGCCAGGGCTCCACGGGAATGTCGAAGCTGGGGTCCTCGTCGAAGTCCTTGAGCAGACCGGAGATCGGGGCACCCTTGGTCTGGCCGGTGACGGCCTGGAAGCGGGGACGCCACTCGTGGGTGAGGAGCCAGTCCTTCACCCAGTCGTCGCCATGGCGGACCGCGCGGACCTCGACCTGGGCGACGCCGTCGGCGCGGGTGCCGGCGAACGTGATCCAGGTCTGGGAGCGGTCGGCGGACTTGTCCAGGCCGACCCAGACGGGGCCGACGAGGCGGTCCGCCTCGGCGACCTGCTGGGTGCCGTCCGGCAGCGTCTCCGGCTCGTTGGTGGTCTCCTCCCACGACCCGGGCGGGAAGACCCCGTCGACGGTACCGTCGGGCCACTGGCAGAGCACCTCGGTGCGGAACACCCACTCGGGGTCGGTGCGGCAGTCGGAGGCGAGCTTCTTCTCCCGGATGCGGTAGCCGAGGAGGGGGTTCGACTGGGCCCAGCCGTCGCGGTCGCGGCGGTCGATGCCCGGCGTCGCGGAGTACTCGGCGAGGAACAGCGTCTCCTCGTCCTGCTCCCAGTCCTCCGGGTCGTCGTCCTCGTAGAGCTCGTCGTCGTCCTCGAGCGAGGCCTCGATGTCGAGCTCGGTAGGGCCGGCGGCGGGCAGGACCTTGTTCAGGCCGTCCGGGTCGCCGACGACGGCGTGCGCCATCTTCCGGAGGTACGAGAGGACGACGGAGAGGGCGTCGCCCGCGTTGGACAGGCCGAGCACGAGCGCGTAGTCCTGTGCCTGGGTCGTCTTGGTGATCGCGCCCCAGGCCGCCCAGTTCTTCTGCTCTCGGAGCTCGTCGAGCATGATCAGGTTCCCGGAGAGGCCACGGCCGGCGGAGCGGGACGCGGCCTTCACCTTGTAGCGGGAGCCGTTCTCGAGCACCAGGGTCTTCTTGCCGTTGACCCGGATGACGTTCGCGACGAGGTCGGAGAGGTCGTCGTCCTCGTCCTCGGTCTCCTCCAGGAGGAGGTTGACCGCGTCCTCCCAGATCTCCTCCGCCGTCTCGAGGTCCTGGGCGGTGCCGAGCACCAGCGGCCACTCCATCTCGAGCATGAACCAGAGCGCGAGGACCTTCGAGATGGTGCTCTTGCCGTTCTGCCGGCCGACGAGCAGCACTGCGGTCTGGAACCGCAGCGACCCGTCCTCGTTCCGCTCCAGCAGTCGGATCACGAACGACCGCTGCCACGGGTACAGGTGCACCCGCAGCACGTCGGTCGCGAACTCGATCACGCGGAAGCCCCACGACGTCGCCGGGGTCAGCAGACGCTTCGGCGGCGTGACGATGCGGGGCTCGGTCGAGCCGTAGCGCTTCCCGTCCGCCGGCGGGCCGCCGACCGCGGCACGGTACTCGGCGCCCACGTTGATCTCGTGCAGCGGCACCGTCGGCCGGTCGAGCACGGCGGTCACGCCGAGTCCTTCACGATCCGCATCGACGACGCGCGCCCGCCCTTCTTCGCAGGCTTCTTCGTCGCCTCAGATGGCGGGGTCGCTGGTGTCACCTGCAACGCGGCGCAGCCCTTGAGGTAGGACGGGATCGTGCCGTAGGCCGCGGACTGCATCGCGTGGAGCCCCGAGCGCTGCGCCTCGTCGATCAGCCACGCGAGCGTCTTCACCGCCTCGATCGTGCCGGCGTACTCGGCGCGCCCCTTCAAATGCTCCGCCGCCGCCACAGACTTGCAGGTCGCGTCGTACATCGTGCCCCGACGCCGCTTCGGCATGCTGTTCGGCGGCGCGAACTCAGCACCCCACGTGTTCAGCTGCTTCGTCATGTCCTGCAGCGTGCTGATCGAGGGGTTCCGGACCATCCGCCCGGTCGCATCCTCGATGCGCACACCGTTCTCCTGGACGTCCTCGGCGGCCTTGCGGAAGGCGTGCACCTGGGTGCAGTACACCTCGAACCGAGTAGCGTCCACCGAACGGCCCTCGGGCATGCGCCCCATGACCTCGTCCCAGATCGCTCGGACGTCGTCAGACAGGTGCTCGGGGGCCTCCATTCAGCACCTCCCGTCGAACGTGCCGGACACGAGCGGTGAACGCCGACATCGGGCCCGAGTAGCGGATCCTCCGCGCCACACCGGTCGCCGGCATCCGCGGGTAGGCATCGAGAGACTCACGGATCAGCGGCTCGAGCTCGTCGAGCCGATCCATCGCATCCCGCCGGTACACCACCGGCCGAGACGGATCCAGAGCACGGCGCACCGTGTTCCGCGAGATCCCCAGATCCCGAGCGATCGCCCGGATCGGAGTCCCCTCGGCGGCGAGCGCTCGGATCGGCAGCCGATCGTGCACCACGATCACCTCCCTGCCCGGGTCCACATTCCTGCATGGTCACTCATGACCAGGCATACCCCCTCACGCCCTCCGGGGGGGAGAGGCCGGTCGCGGCGGTCCCCGGCCGGGAGGCGGGGGGCTGGATCTTCTGGCACCCCCTGCATGACTATGCATGCGTGCGTGGGTCAGGTCACAGCTTGGCTCAGGTCATCAGGCCCAGATCGTCTGGCTCGTCCAGGACGCTCCAGGAGACGAAGCGCGGCGCTGCGTCGTCGTGATCGAAGGCGGCCCACCAGCGGTTGATGCCCGCGAGCGTCCGGACCATGTCGTCCCGGCCACGAGCCCGGACCCGAGCAGCCGACACCTCGGCCGGCTCGAGCACGAGCATCACGTGCGTCGCGCGCACCAGCTCCGCCCAGCGGCGCCGAGCTGACGACGTCGCGCCCGCTCGGATCACCACCGCGTCGGCGTGCCGACGGCGGCCGAGGTCGTCGAGCGCAGCCTGGAACTGGGACTCGGTCGTCCACGCCGCGTCGTCCCGGTCGAACACCTCGAGCCCCGAGGCCCGGGCCGCGGTCGTCTTGCCCGCACCCGGCGGGCCGCACAGCAGCACCACTCGACGCACCGCTCCACCTCCGTCCATCAACCGGCTCGGCAGCAGAAGGAGTGGCCGCCGCCGAGCCGGCCGAGACGAGGGAGCACGACTAGGCGCGCCGATCGAGGCGCCGCGACCAGGTGCTCGACCCCGAACCCCGGAGCAGGTAGCAGCACCCCGGGGCGATCAGGAAGACATGACCCCGAGGTCCGTCGGGTCCCCGGGCCCCAGCCCCGTGTTGCACAGCAGGTGGGCCGGGGCCCAGTTCGACGGCTCCCACCTCAGGTGAGGGAACGCGCTCTGCGACTTCACGTGCTGGACCGAGCACGACGACGGGTGCGGGTAGCGGAGCGAGTAGTCGATCGGCTGCCGGCAGATGCAGCACGGCGAGCCCTGGGCCTCACCGCGCCGACGCACGAACTCTGTCGCCTGCTTCTTCCGTCGACCACCCCACGCAGGGAGGACGAGACCGTCGATCACATCGACCCCACCTCCTCGAGGACTCGCGACCATGCGAGAAGGGGTGCCGGCGGCTCGGGTCCGAGCAGGGGACCAGGAGCGTGGCAGGGCTGGCCCGGCCGCCGGCAGACATGGCAACGGCCCGCTCCACGAAGCGCGGACGGGCCGTTGGGTGCAGTGCACCAAGATCACGCTCAGAGTGGCCTAAGGGTGGCCCAACGTCAAGGACCCTCAGTCCGGCGCGGCGTGTCGCGCCGATGCCGCCTCGGTCTCGTCGTCGACAGACGCTGCACCACCTCGGGCGTGATCAGGTGGAGAGCACGTCCCGCGGAGTCGTACCCGTGCACCGGCAGCTCCCTCCTGGCCCACCGATCCGACAGCCCGTACATCTTCGTGATCCACTCCCGGTCCACGACCAGACCCTCAACCCTCTGCTCGGCGTGCACGAGCCACCTCCCGCATCTCCTCGAGAGTCCCGCCCGACGTCGCCGCCTCGACCACCAGGTCCCGCATCGACCGCGACGGCCGCCACAGGCCCATCAGCCCGCGAGCCTTCCGCCGCAGCTCGAACAGCTCCGGCCACATCTCGTCGACATACCAGGGGCGGGCGACGATGAAGCCGGCGTTGCTCCTCAGCCACCGAGCGACCTCGGCGGTGTTCCCGCCCGTCGCGACCCAGGCGCCCGACGGTGTCCTCGTCCACGACGACCACGCCGGGTCGAGCTCCTCGAGCCCGCACTCCTCGGCCGCGAGGTCACACCACGGCACGAGCACCGCATGGATCTCCCGCGCCAGATCGAGACCCGACACGTTCACCAGCACCGCGGAGCCAGAGCCACCACCAGACGGCCCCTCCACCTTTCGCTTCGGCCACCGAGGTAACACCCGAGCAGCCTCCTCCAGATCATTGACCATCCCCAGGAACTGATTCACCCGGGGATCCACCATCACCCTCACCGCTTGCCCCTCCTTCTCCGACCACGCTTCCGTCTCCTCCCAGGCGGGGCCGCCGTGCCGGCGGCCCCCTGCCCGGTCCTGCCCTGCCCTGCCCGGCCCGTCCCGTCCCTACCCGTCCCGGGAAATCCGGATCCTTCCGCCTCAGCTTCCAGAAGCGATCTGCCGGGAGCGTTTCGCCTGGCTGAATGCGGTTTCTGGACGACCTCAGGTGCGACCTGATCGAGCATGAGGTCCGCGTCAGGTGCCGCCGAGCGGTGACCTGCGCGCTGGTCGCCGCTGGTGTGCGGCGCCGCGTCAGCAGGCTCCTCGGTGGCACGCGCAGGCACCGCGTGCTCGTCGGCCGGGGCGTGCCCCCACGCAGTCCCGGGTCGCTGTTCGCCGCTGGTGTGCGGCGCCGCGGGCTCCGGACGCGTCTGGGGGGCTGCAGGTCGCTGTTCGCCGCTGGATGCGGTCGCCGCGGTCCCTGTGCCCTCGGTGGCCGGCGCCGCCCCGGGGACGGGGCGCGCGTCGGGTCGGGTCTGGGCGCCCGGCCGGCGGTCCTTCGCGCCGCGCTGGCGCTTCGGGATCGTCAGGCCGAGCTCGGTGAAGACCGTGCCGTTCTCCGCGAACCACGCGAGCGTGGACTTCGAGAAGTAGCGGACGGACTCCTTCGGCGCGGCGAGCAGGGGGTAGCGCTTCGAGCGCTGCTCCCCGGCATCCCGCCGACCGCCGTTGCACGACCGGCACGCGACGACGAGGTCATCAGCGGACTGGGCGCGCTGGCCGGGCTTGAGGTGGTCGTACGTGCCGCCCCGGCCGCCCTTGCGGTCGGCCCAGTTCACGACCTCGCCGCAGTAGCGGCACGCATCGCCGTCCCGCACCCTGACGGGCAGGACCAGCGAGAGGTCCGCGACATCGGCCTTCCGGGCGTTCTCCCAGTCGATCTCCTCCCGGGTGCGGAGGTGGTGGAAGTCCCCGTCGGCGACGAGACGGATCATGCGCCGGCCGTCCTCGACGACCAGCTCCAGCAGCCCCGTCTGCGAGGCCTGCACGAGCAGCAGCTCGTAGCGGGGGCTCAGCGCCATCGCGGTGCCCATCGACACCCGGTAGTCCGAGCCCTGCTGCGCCGCCTGGATGAACATCCGCGACACGAAGCCGTACACCTCGTTCACCGACCACGGCTCCGCCGTCTCGAGCTCGGCGATGTCGAGCACCCGCTCGTCCATCGCCGCGGTGTCACCCGTCTTTAACCAGGCCACAGGCCCATCCCTTCCTCAGCTCGAACACGCGCACTCGCCCGTGACGGGGTTGATCACCCGGTCACAAGACCCACAGGTCTCAGCCATCGCTCATCACCTCCTCCCTCCTCTACTCGGTGCCCGCCCGTGCTCGAGCAGCTGCCGGCGAGCGCCGGCGCCGTCGCGCGGGGTGAGCGGGAGGGGTGTCGCCCGGGCCGCGAGGACCTGGACGAAGCCGAGGGCGTCGCGCACGGCGGCGCGGATCCGGTCCCAGATCGCGTCGAGCCAGTCGAGCGCGAGGCGGTTCGAGGGGGCCATGGCCGCGCGGGTGCGGCGGTGCTTCCGGATCGCGCGGCCGCGGCGCCGGCGACGGGTCTGCTCGGTGATCACGACGGGACCTCCCACGGGGTGACGTAGAGGGTCTTCGAGCGGTGGGCGACGCTGGTCTCGCGGAGGTGCTCGACCTCGACCTTGGTGAAGGTGAGGACCGTCCAGCCGCCCCACGAGAGCATGTGCGCGGTGTCGTAGCCGAACTGCTCCCCGGCGATCTTCCAGAAGTAGGCGAACTCCTCGTCGTCATAGCAGAGCGTCGCGACGAGGCGCCCTGCCTCGTCGTCCCGCGTTCGGTAGGCGATCGTCCCCACCGGCAGCGCCTCGGCCTGCTCGACAGACGTGAGCGGCGCGGGGACGTAGATGCTCGACGTGGCGCTCATGCGTCACCGTCCTGGCGCTCGAGCGCAGCGGTGAGCTCGCGGACGGCGTCGGCGTGGTCGAGGATCGCCCACGCGATCATCGCGGTGGCGCCCACCTGGGCCTGCTCAGGGAGCATCGGTCGCGTGCCGACCTGCTCCGCGACGTCCGCTGCCGCTTTCGCGAACGGCCGGTCGCGCAGGTACTTCTTCATCTTCTGGTCCATCAGAGTCGGCTCCAATCGATCTCGCGGGTGTGGATGAGCATCGGCAGGCCCAGGAGGGTGCCGTGGAGGACGTTGTCGTCCGTGACCGGGAGGCCGAGGCCCTCCGCGCGGAGGCTGTAGAGCAGCACGCCGGGGGAGCGGTGGAGACGCCACGGCTTCCCGTAGACGCGGTCGGCCCAGTCGGTGATGCGGAACATCGCGGCGGGCTTCTCGTCACCGACCTCGGAGTCCTTCGACAGCAGCGGGACGACCTCGCCGGCGTACGGGTGCGGGTCCTCATGAGGTGTGCGGGCCACGGGGCCTCCTTCGGGCAGGGCGGGAGTAGCAGGCGACGCAGTCCGGGTCCTCGACGAGCGCGGCTCGGTCGTCGAGGAGGACGGGGACGCCGCAGAGGGTGAAGCGGGCGCCGTCGTCGGGGGTGCCGATCGAGGCGACGACGTGGGCGACGCGGCCGCGGCGAAGCCGGACCCTGGTGCCGGGGCGGTGGCGGTTCATCGGTCGCCGCACCTTGGGCAGGTCAACCGCACGGGCACCATCTGAGGCGGTGCCGGATCGAAGTGGAGCTGCACCTGCGGGCGTGGGGCGGTGTTCTCGCGATCGGCGCGGAGGGCTGCGAGCTGTGCCTCGGCCCGGTCGAGCTCGGCGAGCGCCGCGACGGCGAGCTCGAGGTTCGGGGCGAGGCGGTACGGGGGCGGGAACACCCGCTGGTACGCGTCCACGGCCTCCTCGATCTCGGCGCGCAAGCGGCCCGGATCGACCGTCGTGCCCTTCGCGTACATGCTCATCGGTCTTTCTCCTTCTCGATCTGCTCCGTGGTGCGCGGGGTCCAGATGACGACGCCGGGCAGGGCTTCGTAGTCCTCCGCGTGGCGGGAGCCGGACTCGTGGAGCCACGGCTGGGGGTCGGCGGTCATCGGTGCAGTCCTCCGGTCTCGTCAGGAGCGCAGATGTGGATGTCCACGGCGGCGGTCATCGCGGCGAACGCGAGCCGAGCGGTCTCTTCCGGAGTCGCGCGATAGCCGCGCTGCGCCTTCCACCGGATGTCGCGGGCCTCGAGGAACGTGAACGGTTCCGGGATGTCGACGGTGCGCCTCTTCACGGTGCCTCCCGGTGCTCGGGCGGGGTGCCGTCGTCGGGCAGCTCGCACTCGAGGGGCACCGGGACCACGCGGTCGGGGCCGAAGATCGCGACGGCCTCGTCGATCGCGTCGAAGTGAACCCACTGCCCAGACAGGTCTGGCACCTCGTGGAGGTGGCCGTGCTCGGCGCTGAGCTGCTCGACCCACTCGAGGACGGCCCGTTCCCTCGCCGCGTCGGGCACGGCATCAAGGTCCAGCGGCGGCAGGTCGGCGACCCACGGGCACGCCTCGCGGACGTGAGGCTCCGCGAAGCGGCCAGCCCGCGGGAGCTGATGCGTCATCAGGTCGTCGTCGAGCAGCCCGTTGAGGGCCTCGTAGACCTCGCCGATGCTGCAGGCGATTCGGCCGTCGCCGAGGGTGATGATCTGTCCGGTCGTCAGGATCTTGGTGGTCATCGGGGCTCCTTGGTGAGGTCGTGGTGGGTGATGGTCACGGCCGGCTGTTCGCCGGGGCGCTTGGTGACGGTCTGGGAGGGGTGGCAGGGGCAGTCGAGGTCCCGGTCGTGGCGGCGGGTCTGCCGGGAGGGGATCTGGTGGAGGACGTGCATCACGCGGCCCTCTTCCGCGGCTTCCAAGTGCGGTGTCTCTCGCAGTACCGGTGGCCCGGCCGTCCGATGAAGGTCACTCCGCACTCGCGGCACACCACGGGTGTCGGGGCGGAGAGCCCATCGAGGTTCAGCCGTCGCTTGGCATGGGCGTCGCTGATGTTGGCGGCCTGATCACCCACCTTCAGGTGGGAGGGGTTGACGCATGGAGGGTTGTCGCACTCGTGGAGCACGATGTCCTTCGGCCCAAGCTCGACGCCCGAGAGGACCAGCGAGTAGCGGTGCGCAAGATGCCTGACCCGCTTGCTGTTCGCGTAGGTGTGGAACCGGCCGTAGCCGTACTGGTTCACGTCGGATCCGATCCAGACCCAGCAGTCTCCCGACTTGTCGACCTTCGACCAGAAGCGCTCCTCCGGGCCGAGGCCGCCTTCACGAGCACGGGCGGCGCACGCCCGCGAGCAGTACGTCCCGCGGCTCTGGATCTGGCGCGTGCTGAGGTCCTTACCGCAGGCGGAGCACACCGTCGCGCTCATGAGGCCACCCTCCTCATCAGCCGTCGCTCCCGCTCAGTCGTTCCTCCCCAAACACCGAACTCGCCCTGCTCGAGCGAGAGCTCGAGGCACTGGGCACGGACCGGGCAGCGGCGGCAGATCGCCTTCGCCTCCTTCGTCGAGCCGCCCTTGTCGGGGAACCAGAGGTCCCCGTCGACCTGGGCGCAGAGCGCGTTGGCCATCCACGGCTCGGGGCGGGCCAGGGTTCCGTCCATCACGACGCCACCTCCTGCAGGTGCTTGGTGATCCACTTCGCGAGCAGGGGATGGGCCTGCTCGTGCTCGTAGGCCATCTCCGCGGCGCGGCGGCGCACCTCGGCGACTGGGCGGCGGGACACCGCGGCCTGCGAGACGACGACGAAGTCGCCGGCGCCGGTGCGGTCGATCCGGAACGTGGGGTCGCCGGGCAGCAGCTCCACGCCCTCCGCCTCGGCGAGCTCGAGGAACGGCCACCGCACATGCCGGGCCAGCCGCTCCCGCGTCAACCCGCCGTAGTACGGGAACGTCGCCACGAACCGGCCACGCGCCGTGACCTCCCCGGACCGGGCCTGCTGGGGCGCGCTCATGCCGCGACCTCCGACGCCCCGGGGGAACGGAGCCGGCCCGCGGGGTGGCCGTGGAGCACCGCGCGCCTCCGCGCCGTCTCCCACGACCCCCACCCCAGACGGCGCGCAGCCCGGTCGAGGTCCTCATCCGTCGACGCCAGGAACAGCAGCTCGTCCAGCCGCTCCACGACGTCGTCACCCTCCGCCGACTCAACAGCCGGAGGCGCGGCGGGGTCGTCGATCTCCTCGTCGTTCCACATCGCTGGCGGAACCCAGCCGTGGCGCTCCGCCCAGCGGAGCGTGCGCGTGACCGCGGCGCGCTGCGGCGCGGTCGCCGACGGTGGCGCCACATCCCACAGCTCCTCGTACAGGGCCCGGATCGCGCGGGCCAGCCGGCCCGACGCCGTCCCCGTCCGCTCGACGTGCGTCAGCGTGTTGTGCTCGACGCCCAGCCGGATCGCGAGCGCCCGACGCGACCAGCCCCGAGCATGCAGCGCATGAAGCCTCCGCAACGTGCCCGTCGCATCGATCACCCCGCCATCAGCGGCCGTGTCGATCGACGCCCGGACCGCGAGCAGCCGCCGCGCCGTCCCGGGCTCGATACGGCGCTGCGGCGCACCATCAGCCCGAGACGGGTCCCGGCTGATGATCTTCGCGACCGTCGACGGGGACACGCCCGCGAGCTCGGCCACGCGCCGGTACCCGATCCCCGCGGCCTGCAACGCACGGACATGCTCACGGACCGGGCCCGCATCCACACGGCGCGGCTCCGCACCGATGAACGCATCCAGCCGCCGGCGGCGCTCCTCCGCGGTCGCGGCGTCCGTGCAGGGCGCGCACCGGCACCGATCCAGCTTGTACATCGTCGCGGTGCCGTGCTGGTGCCGGGCACGCTTGTGGGTGCACTCCCGCGCGATTCGCGGCGCCCGCACCATGTTCGGGCCGGTCATCGGGCCACCGCCGTCTCGGTCAGCGCGTCCCACCAGGCCCGCGCCCACATCGCATCGCCCATCGCGGTGTGCGCGACGGCCTTCGCTGGTGGCTGCGCGCCCGCGATCCGCGACAGCTCGTAGGAGCCCTCGGTCAGGCCGATCGTCGCGAACGGGGAGCCGGCCTCGCGGGCCTGCGTCCAGGTGACGAGGTCGATCGGATGGTGATGCCAGGCAGGGGAGTGGCCCCAGCGGCCGAGCATCGCGGCAAGGATCGGCAGGTCGTAGCCCGCCACGTTCGAGCCCACGACCGTGCAGCCCGGCGTGAGGCGACGCGACAGCCACAGCGCCGCCATCTCCTCCGACAGCCACCGCGCACGGCCATCCCGCACCCGCCGATCCTCGAAGCGACCCACGGCGAGCGCGCGCGGGTCCGCGTCGGTGAGGTCGACGTCCGAGACCATGATCCAGGTGCGCTGCTCGGTGCCGTCGATGCGGCGCTCGATCGTGGCGATCTCCCACGGCCTCGCCGAGTGCACGTCCAGGGACGTGGCCTCGATGTCGAGGAACACCAGCTTCCTGTCGACGCGGAGCATCAGAGCGCCCCCTTCTCGAGGTCGACCAGGCGGTCCCGCCACCACAGGAGCGCGCGCTCGTCCCGGAAGGGGCGCTGCTCCTTGTCCTCGCTGCGGAGAGTCCCCGCGGTGTAGGCGACGAAGGACCCCGTCAGCGGCGCGACCAGGCGGCGGCCGAGCATCCGCATGGACACCTCGACGCCGAGCACCCCGGCGGCGCGGCCGATGCGCGCGATCTCCGGCGAGGCGAAGTGGATCCCATCCGCGAGGTCGACGGGATGCGCAGCCGTCGTGCCGCCGGCGAGGGAGGAGAACGCGGCCATCACCCGGTCGTCGTCCGACTGCTCACCGCGCTCGAGCGACTCCACCCCCGGCCCCGCGGCCATCGTCAGGGAGTCCCCGCCGAACAGCTTCGACACGTCCGCGACGACGAGCTCCCGCTCGGTCACGTCGACTTCGAGCACGTACTCGTCCGGCGAGGTGCCCTTCGGCAGCTTCCGCTTGAAGATCGCGAGGATCGACTTCACGTGCTCGTGGCTGATCGAGAACGGGCCCCGACCCTCGAGGTCGACGATGCCGACCTGACCGGCCGCGGCCGACGAGCCGTTTACCGCGGCGAGGTACAGCCCGTCACCCGAGGCGATGCAGCGCACCGCCGCGAGCTCGTCGAACTTCCGCGGGTCCGCCTGGAACAGCGCGACGGCCGCGAGCATCGTGCAGAACTCCAGCCCGTACACCTGGAACGTCACCCGGCCGACGTCGGCCGGCGCCCGGTCGGCTAACCGTCCCAGCTGCTCGGAGGTGATGCGCACGGGCGGCTGGCCGCTGCCCGGCATCGAGAACTCGATCGTGCTCACGCCGCTTCACCGCCCTCGGCGAGCGCCTCGGCGCCCTCGGCGTCGTCGGCCGCGGGGGCGTCGTGGGGGATGCCGGTGGCGAGGAGGATCGCCTGCTGCTCAGGGGTCGACCAGGTGTAGCCGGTGCGCTCGAGGAGCTGGCGCAGGGTGTTGCTGGGCTCCCAGTAGGTGCTGCCGCGCTGGCCACGGGCCATCATGCGGTGGAAGCTGTTGAGGTCGTTGCCGTGGTGGCTGAGCCAGATCAGGACGCTGATCGGCCAGGTGGCGAGGGTCTTCGTGACCTTGGCCTTGCCCTCGGTGCCGGTGATGGCCTGGAGGAAGTCGATGCCGGCCTTGTCCTCCCAGTACTTGCCCCAGCCGATCCTGACGACGCTCTGGACTGCGAGGTCTCGGGCCTCGTCGTCGGGGTGGAGGGTGGGGAGGGTCTTGGCGAGGTGCTGCTCGCGGTGGATGCGGGCGGCGTCGAGGTCCTCCTCGGTGATGTCGTCCCACGGGTCGTGCTTCGGCTCCGGCTCGGCGTCGGGCTCCTCGGTGTGGGTGGTCTCGGCGTGCTGAGCGGCGACCTGGTCGCAGCCGGCCTCGAGATCGCCGCGGTACTCGCCGTGGGTGATGAGGCGTGCGGAGTGGCCGGGGCAGTCCTCGTGCTCGGCGATGATCAGCTTCGTCCACGCGTCGTCTTCGAGGTCCGCGGCGGCGGCCTTGATCGCGGGCGTGGTCCAGCCCTCGTGGACCAGCTCGCCGACGGAGACGAAGTCCGCGTCGTCGTCGGCGAGGCGGATCCCGAGCTTCTTCGCCTTCTTCTTCGCGTCGGCGAGCGCCTGCGTGGTCTCGCGGCGCTGCTTCGCGCGGGAGACGGCCCAGTCGAAGTTGTAGGTGCCGGCGCTCTCCTCGAGCTGCTCGACGGCGTCGGGGTCGTCGCTGTACTCCGCGATGATCAGGGCGTCGTCGACGGTGATCTGGCCTCGGTGGACCTTCTCACCGGTGTCCTCGGCGAGCTTCGAGAGCTTCACCCGCTCGGAGACGCGCTTCTTCCCGAGCGCGGTCTGGCGCGCGACCTCGGCCTGGGTCATGCCCAGGTCGAGCATGTCCTGGACGAGGCGGGCCTCCTCCACGGCGGTGAGCTGGTCGCGGAGGATGTTCTCCGTCGCCATGAACGCGAGCTGCGCCTTCGGGTCCGTGAGGTCGCCGCGGATCTGCACGGGCACCTCGGTCAGGCCGACCGCGTGCGCGGCGGTGAGCCGGCGGTGGCCGCCGAGCACGACGAAGTCCGTCCAGCTGTCGTCCCGCGGCGCGGCGACGAGGGGGACCTCGATGCCGTGCTCCCGGATCGACGCGGTCAGGTCCTCGACCTGCGCAGCGTCGATGCGGGGGTTCTGCTCATGCGGGTGGAGCACGTCGACGTGCACCATCTGCACCTGCTCCATCACTCCCTGGGTCTGCTCCATCACTCCTGCTCCTCCTGGTCTTCGCCGGCCTCCATGGCGCGGCGCCTGATCTGTCCGGAGATCTCGTCTCCGAGCCCGCGCAGCCGGTGTCCCAGCGCGAGCAAGTCCCTGTCCTCCATCACCGGGAGCGCCGCAGCGACCTCCCGGACGAGCCCCGCCGTGACCTCGTCCCTCCACCGCCCGCACTTCGCGTTGTGGTGGTTCCCGCGCCACGACTGCTCCATGTCGCCCCTCTGCCCGGGCGGCCACGACTTGCACAGCAGCCCGCCGTGCTGATCGCGCCACACCTGGAACAGCCCGACCCCGCCCTCGAGCGCGTACCGCTCGGGGACCAGCGGGGTCCAGACCTTCCCGTGCAGCCCCCACGCCCACCACACGTCCGCACCGCAGTCCTCACAGACCGGTGCCGGACGCGCAGGGCGCGGAGTCCCGGGGCGACGACTCCTCACCGGCCGGCCACCTCCCGGCGAGCGCGGCGCCGCACCTCGGCGGCGAGCGCGGCCGAGCCGCCGACCGTGCAGTCCAGGACCACCCAGACCACGAAGCCGATCGCGCCGACGATCACGCCGGCGAGCACGACCTTCACGGCCAGGGTCAGGAGGAACAGGAGCGCGCTCATGCCCCCTCACCCCCGCCCGGTCGGGCCTTGCCCGCGGGGTGTGCGGCCTCGGCGCGGCGGTGCTCGGCGTCGTGCGCGCGCTTCACGCGGGACGCCTCGGCCTTCACGTGCTCGACGCGGGAGAACCCACACGAGCAGCCGACGATGAACCGCAGGTCCTCGTCCCGGAACCCCGCCTGCGTCACCTGGGCGCGGGGGAGCCGGCGGCCGGTGGGGAAGGGGAGCAGCTGGCCGGTCATGCCGCGGCCCTCGAACGAGCTGCCGCCGCGGCACGTCGATCACGGATCGCCTGCTCGAGCTCCTCGATCGAGGGGCCGCCCGCGCACTTCGCCTGCCGCGCCGCGTCCTCCACGCTCGTGCCGTCGAGGCCGAGCATCCGGGCGCCGCCAGCAGCGAGGATCCGGTCGAACTCCGTGCCCGTCGGGTTCGCGAGGCGGGCATCGATCCCCGCCTGCACCTGCTCCCGGGTCCTGCGGGTCGTCTCGGTGATGGTCATGACGGGTCCTTCCTGTGCTTCGGGGCGGTCTGCGCGAGAGCGCGGACGATGTCTCGGGGGATGCGGCGGGCGCCTCGGCGCCGGCCGCTCGGGCGGGAGCGGGGGAGCGCTCGGTGGCGCGGGCCGGTCATCGGCCGTCCCCCGGCAAGTCGTCGAGCCCACGGATGAAGCGCTGGAAGGCCTCTTCCTGGTGCGCCTGCATGCGCGCGGCGATGCACTGCGTCTCCTGGTGGAGGGCGATCTGCTCGATCGCGCCGAGCAGTGCCCGCGAGAGGTTCACCGCCTCGGTGAAGCTCAGCTCGATGAAGTGGGGACCATCGGGGAGGTCGATGAACACGGCCACGCTGTCGTGGCTGTCGCTCACCGCGACCTCGGCGCCGCCGTCCGGCAGGTACGCCTCGAGCTGGGGGATGGTCTTGTCGTCGGCGCTCATCGAGGCTCGCTCCCCTCGAGGTCGAGGGCCGGCGCGGTGAGACCGAGCTTCGTGGCGAGGTGCTGGACGTGGAACTGGAGGACGTAGAGCGTCTGGCGCACCTGGCCGTTGTGCAGCCGCGGCGCGTTGTGCTGCGGGCGGAGCACGAACCACTCGGAGGAGAGGACGCCCTGGCGGGGCCGCCACTCGTACTCGTCCTCCATCTCCTGCTTGCTGCGGGACCACCGAGCGCCCACCAACCGGCGTACCGCGACGCCCTTCTCCTTCATCAGCTTCCGGACCGCCGGCCCGGTGGTGCCGAACTGCGACGCGAAGTTGTCGATCGTGACGATGTCCTGGCTCTCGGCCACGAACCGCTGGTGGTACTCCATGACCGGCTCCTGCTGCTCGAGCTGGTACTCGACGCGGGCCCGGGCGATCGCCTCCCGGTCCGCACGGTCCTCGGCCTCGAGCACCATCTGCGCGAGCTCGCGGCGGCCGGGAAGGGCGACCGGGGCGGACTGGGCGATCTCGGCCTCGCGGGTGCGGACTGCGAAGTACGCCTGCGCGGCGGCGACCTCGGGCTTGCGCGGGTCACCATTCATCGCCACGAGGTAGGCCGCGAAGCGGGTGAGGTCGAAGTCCTCGCGGGCCGGGCCGCGCTGGCCGGCCTTCTTGGGGCTGACCCCAAAGTTTCCGTCGACGGGGTGCCCCTGTGCCTCGGCGGCGGCCATGGCCCGCTCGATCGCGGCGCGGAACTCGCGCCAGGCCGGGTAGCCGAGCAACGGCATGAGGTCCCGCGCGGACCAGTACTCGGTGCCGTCGGGCTGGGTGCGCTTGATCGCGTCGAACGGCGAGGCGGCTGACGGGTTGGGCGAGGTAAGATCGGACATGGATTGTTCCCTTCTGGGATCACGCGCCCCCGCCCTGCATGGCGGGGGCGCTCCTGCGTTCAGGGCTGGGAGGGGTACTCGGCGAGCGCGTCGCCGAGCGCGGCGTAGAGGTCTCGGGCTTCGGCCGGGGTGAGGGCCGCGCGGTAGCGGCCGGCGTCGAGGTCGTCGCTGAGGTCGAGGGCGACCCCGAAGTAGGTCTCCCGGCCGCCACTGCGCTCGATGCGGCGCACCAGCCGGGGAGTGTCCTCGGAGGCAGGGAGCTCGACGCTGAAGACGGCGATGCGGGCGGCGCTCATCGGGCCACCGCCGGCTCGAACACGAGCGGCGCAGCGGCCGCGGCGCGGACGGCGTCGTCGAGCTCGCACAGGAGGTCGTGGACGTCGTCCTGGTAGCCCGGGTGCGGGATGCCGAAGTCACCGATCAGGGACTCGGACGCGCGGTGCACCGCGAGCAGGTCCGCCTGGATGTGGTCGGCGGTGCGCTGCTCGGCCATCTCGTCGGTCTGGAAGCGGCCGCAGTAGATGCAGACGTCGTCCTTCTCGAGGTGGGGGAACAGCTCAGCGTCGGTCGGGGAGCGGTGCGCGACCGGGCGGACCGGGACCGTGGCGTACGGGGCGCGGATCGGGGTGATGGTCATGACGGAGCTCCTGGTCGGTGACGGGGTGGATCAGGCGGCGGCCGGGTACATTGCGGCCATGGACTGGGTCGGATGGGTCATCAGCGGGATCGGCCTGCTCGTCGGCGGCGCGACGCTCGCGGTGACGGTGCCGGCGCTCGTGCTGTCGCGACGCGCGGAGCGCAGGGCGACCGAGCGATCCGTCGTCGAGTGGTACGCAGGCGAGAGCGAGCCTGGGCAGGTCTGGGTGACGAACCAGGGCATCGACCCAGCTTTCGAGGTGGTGGTCGACGTCTGGGACGGGCGCGACTTCGTCTCCCGCACGCGGGCGACAGCGCTCTTCGGCGACGTGATCAACGTCGAGCTGCCCACGCGGCGCGCCGAGGGGCCCGAGCCGGTCGACCTCCCGAAGCGGATCACGCCACGAGTCCCCGACGAACCTCCCGAGGGAGTGCAGCTCCCCGACGGCCTCATGCCGCCGGCGCTCCGCCAGATGAACGACGAGCAGCGCGCGAAGTGGGAGCTGATGAAGGCGTCGCAGGACTCGGCGGATGCGATGGAGGCCCAGATGAGGCAGAAGGCAGAAGCGGCGCAGGTGTCCGTGCGGGTGACCTGGAGGTCAGCGCTCGGTACCTGGTCGACGACGCTGGTGGACCTCTCGTGAACGCCTGATCCCCTCACGGCGCAGCATGCGCTGAAGGATCCATCCCTGGATGCACACCGAGACGCCGATGCAGATGATCGCAATGCCTTGGAGCAGGTCGAGCACGAGGAACCTCCGGGGTTGAAGATCGGGGAGCGGTGCGCGAGCTCGCGGACCCGGACCGTGGCGTACGGGGCGCGGATCGGGGTGATGGTCATGACGGGGGCTCCTGGTCGGTGACGGGGTGGATCAGGCGGCGGTCTTGCGGGGCGAGTTGCCCACGGCGGTCCCGGGACCGCTCCGAGCGAGACTCCGCGCTCCGGACTCAGTAGTCACTTCGGGCATAAAAAGAGACTCGGGGAGCACCTGCAGTGCGAACGCGATCTTGCGAGCGGTCGCCGGGCGGCAGCTGTTCCGTGCTCCGGAGCGGAGGTGCGAGATGGTGGCCGGCGAGATGCCGGCCTTCTTCGCAAGGGACCGGTTCGTCTCGTCGCGGAACTCCATGTACTGGTCGAGCACCTGGTAGCTGATGAGCCGCATCCAGAGCCTCCCTGCTGTGCGCGTGTAGGTCATGCCGAACTCCTGGTGAGATGGAGAGTACCGAATCTGGACTCAGGAATCAATGTAGCCGGGCGTGGCTACATTGGCAAGGGTGCAGCGTGCGCTGTGGCCTGCATCGCCACGAATCACAACGACGTCATTTGTAGCCAGCGCGGCTACACTCACCCCTAGTCCTCAAAGGCCAGTCCGTCCGAAGGTGCTCCCATGACCGCGCTCTCCGATCTCCTTACCGCGAGCAACACGAATCGGTGGACAACTCGTGAGATCGCCGGTCTAGCAGAGAAGAAGGGGCACCAGCTCGCCCAGCCGACCGTCTCGAAGTACTTGAGCGGACGGCACGGGCGCCCGACAGAGCCGGTGCTCGCCGCCTTCTCGGACGTGCTCAACATCCCGATCCACAAGCTCCGAGCAGCAGCCGGCGTCCCCACAGGCGCCGGTGACCCCTGGCAACCGCCGGCCGAAGCGAACCGCCTCGACCGCCGGCAACGCCGAGCACTCGAGGAGCTCATCCGATCCATGGTCACGTCCGAGGCCGACACAGAGGACGAATGGTATGACCAGCTCTATGCAGCGGATGTGGACCGTCATGCTCAGCCAGATGGGGTTACGCCCCCGGCCCCCAAGCGCAGGCCGCGCCAGGAGGACTACGACCGCGCCGCCGACGCCTCCGGGCCATCCCTGCTCGAGGCCGACGACGCCCGCGCCGCCGCGCGAGGCGAGGAGTCGCAAGACCCAGGGAGTGATGAGCCGGCGTGAATCTGGATCTCAGCGGGATCATCAATGGGACGCCCGCTCCGAAGTTCCCTGTGCCCGACGGATTCGGTGCGATGAAGCTTGTCGAGGTGTTCTGCGACGAGACCGGTGATCGGGGGTGGACGTCGCAGTCGAGCACCTGGTTCGGCATGTGTGCCGTGATGGTCCCGCAGGAGTCTGTTCCGCAGCTTCGCGCGACGGTACGCGGGTTGCGCGCCGAGATTGGTACCGACAAGCCGCTGCATTGGATCGAGCACTTCAAGAAGGCCCGGCACGAGCAGCGGCGCGACATGGCGTCCAACATGGTTGCAGCCATTCCGGGGGTGAAGGTGATCTACGTCGTCGCCGAGAAGGCAACGATGGTCGCGTCACCCGAGCTGCGTAGCAATGGGGACCTGTTCTACCACTGGACGATGCGGCTCATGCTGGAACGTGTCGCTCTCGCTCTCCAGGAGTGGGAGGGAGGGCAGCGCCGCGGAATGGTGCGGCTCGGGGCGGTGAAGGGAATGGATCATGCGGAGAGCGTTGGGTACCTGGCGAACGTGCGCAGGAAGGCGTCCCCGTGGTCGACCCCGTGGCATCTGATGCACTGGCCGCCGCGCTGGGTCGGCACCAACGAGTACGACGGTGTCCAGGCGGCAGATCTCTACCTCGGTATGTTTCGTCGAGCCGTCGAGCGAGGGGGAGATGACATCCGGGAAGCTCGGCACCTGTTACGGCACTGGCACCAAGTGCGAAGCAGTTCCCGTGGGCGGGTGATGGGCTATGGGGTGAAGGTGCACGGCGACCCGTCGTTCCTGACCACCCGAGGGTGGTGGCAGGCAACGAACCGGCCCCTCGAGGGGGGCTCCGGGGGCCACAGTCACCTCAGCGGGTGAAAGGATCCAGTCACCTGGTTCCGGCCAATCCCGGCAACCCTCCTCGAGGGGCCGATCGAGGACCTTCAGCTCGGCGCCGAGATCCTCTGATGCCTAGTTTCGCACCCCCTGCCGCTCTGCGTCTACTCGTGGTAGACGGCTGGGCGTGTCGGGGCATGTTGGTTCAGCTCGTCAGAGGTCGTGCCATGTCGTTTCCTTCGAGTCGGTTCGTCAGCCCTCCTCACTATGGTCCAGGGCCATGCGCGAGTACTCGGGACCGGCCACGATCTACCACCCGTGGCGGGTCCTCGGTCGGCACTGGCCGCACGTCGTCGTCGAGCACACCGACGACCTGCCTCCCGGGCAGCGGGCGGACACCAACGGCGTCGACGAGATCCGGATGCGGCGCCGCCTCCTGCAGGTGGAGCGGCGCTGCTCCCTCACACATGAGCTGATCCACCTCGAGCACGGCCACACCGGCCGCTGCAGCCCCGCCCACGAGGCCGCGGTCGACGTGGAAGCGGCGCGCCGGCTCATCCCCTGGGACCGGCTGCTCGCCGCCGTCCGGTGGGCGCGCTCGGAGTTCGAGCTCGCCGACGAGCTCTGGGTGACCGTGCACGTGCTCCGCTCCCGCGTCGCCGCGCTCCACGCCGACGAGCTGCTCGAGATCGCGCGCGCTGCCCACGACGCCCACCAGATCCTGCCCAGCCTCGAGGAGCACCCATGACCGACCCGATGCCCGCCGAGCAGCTCGAGCTCGGCCTCGAGATCCGCGAGCCCGCGCCGACGCCGTGGTGGGCATGGCTGGTCGAGCACGAGACCGAGGGCGACCAGGACACCGGGTGGTGGGGTGCGTGACCGACTCCACGTCACGTGAGGTCACGGAAGGACTACGGCCCCTTTCGAATGTCCAGAACCTGCCTACGATCCAGACATCAACCACCAGTGCCCCCGAGAGGACTCTGCCATGACCAGCGCCACCAGCCCGACCCCGCCCGACGCCCGTGACCCCGAGGGCGTCCCTCCTGCATCCGGACCGAAGAGCTGGAGCAAGGGGAAGCTCGCCGGCATCATCGGCGGCGGCTGCTGCGGGCTCATCCTGCTCGCCGTGATCGGCATCGTCATCCTCGGCACCATCATCGGGCCGGACGACGACGCTGAACCCCCGGCGAGCGCCACGACCACCGAGGAGCCGGCCGCGACGGAGGAAGAGCCCGCGGTGGAGGAGACCGCCGAGGAGGAGGCTCCCAGCGAGGAGCCGACCAGCGAGGCCGCTGAGGAGCCGACCGAGGAGACCACCGAGGCTGAGGCCGAGGCGCCGGCCGAGGACCCCGAGGCTTGGGCCTCCGAAATCGAGGCGAGCGCGCTGATGGGCTCGGCCGACTGGCAGGAGATGTGCGGCGGCGACTACTCCCTCGGAGCGTGCTGGATCAGCGACGTCACCTCGACCAGTGTCGGCACCCTCGACGTCACGCTCCAGCTGAACGGCAGCGACCCCGAGGCGAAGGGCCTCGCCGAGGGTGCCGCGAACATCATCTTCTCCACCGCCGGCCCCGCCCACGAGGACCTCGAGTGGGTCGTCGTCTACGACGCGTCCGGCGTCGTCATCGACCAGAAGAAGCGCAGCGACTACCCCCTCCTCGAGGGCTGACCGCAGACTCGCTGCACGACCACGGCCCTCCGGCCGCCGAGCACGGCGCCGGAGGGCCGCGCCCTACGCTCAACACCCCGGCGAGCGCAGCGGCGCGCAGGCCTGGGCCGGGGGAGGGGAGAGCGTGATGGTGGAGAAGGGGCGGCGGGAGCGCGCCGCGCTGTATCTGCGGCAGTCGACGTTCCGTGAGGAGTCGATCAGCCTCGAGCTGCAGGAGACCGCGGGCCGGGAGTACGCGGCCCGGCACGGGTACGAGGTCGTCGATGTGCAGTCCGATCCGGGGCTGTCGGGGAGGACGTTCAACCGGCCCGGCGTCGCGGCGGTGATGGACGCCGTCGAGTCCGGTGCCGCTGACGTCGTGATCCTGTGGAAGTGGTCGCGGCTGAGCAGGAACCGGCTCGACTGGTACCTCGCGGCGGATCGTGCGCAGCAGGCTGGGGGTCGGATCGAGTCGGCGACCGAGCCGATCGACACGTCGACGTCGATCGGGCGGCTCGCGCGCGGGATGATGATCGAGATCGCGGCGTTCGAGTCCGAGCGCGCCGGCGACCAGTGGAAGGAGACCCAGGCGCGGCGGGTGCGGAACGGGCTGCCGCACGACGGGAAGCCGCGGTTCGGGTACGTGTACGACCCCGAGCAGAAGATGTTCTTCCCCGACCCGGTGACGGGGCCGGTCTTCGCCGGACTGTACCGGCGGTTCATCGCCGGGGAGACGATGTACTCGCTGTGCGTGTGGCTGAACGCGCAGGGCATCCCGACCGCGACGGGCAGCAACGTCTGGACCGCCGGGAACCTCCGCCAGATCATGGACCGGCAGTTCGCGGTCGGGAGGGTGTACCACCAGGGCGTGTGGCATCCCGGTGCGCACGAGCCCCTCATCACCGAGGCCGAGTACGCGGCCTACAAGCAGGCGCGGAAGACCCGAGCGGCGGCCCCGCGTAGGGAAGCGTCGGACTACCTCCTCGCCGGGCTCGTGCGCTGCGGCGTGTGCGGACGCGCACTCACCGGCGCTGCCGCGCGCGGCCGCTGGTTCTACTACCGATGCTTCGCCTCCCGCTTCACCGGCGGGCACAGCCACGCCCAGGTGCCCACGCGGCTCGTCGAGGACGCCGTCTACGACAAGCTCGTCGAGACCGCCGCGGATATCGAGACCACCGCGATCCCCGAGACGCGGCCCGTGGCCGTGGACTCCGCGGCGCTGAAGCGAACGATCCAGCAGCACAAGACCTCGCTCGGCCGCCTCGCCGTGCAGCTCGCCGAGGACGTCATCAGCGCCGACGCCTACGCCGCCGCGGCGCCCGCGATCGAGCAGAAGCTCGCTGCCGCCCGCGACGCGCTCCAAGCGGCGACCGCCGAGCACGCGATCCCCGCGATGCATGACGCCGTCGTCAGCCTCGTGAAGGACTGGCACATCCTCCCCACCACGCACCGGCGAGCGCTCCTCGCGCGGGCCGTCGAGTCGGTCGAGGTGGACTTCAACGACGAGCGCCGCGTCGACGTCGTGATGCGAGGCCGCCCCACCCCCTGAGTACGAGTTGGCGAAGCTTGACGACGCTGATGGGGAACGTGACCGCCGATCCCACCGAGCACCGGCAGGAGGACGGATCCACCAGCGTCAAGCTGCGGATCGCCGTCACCGGCCGCTACTACAACACCGCCACGCAGGACTTCGCCGACCGCAAGACCGAGTTCGTCACCGTCTTCGCCCGCCGCGGGCTGGGACAGAACGTGATGCGCTCGGTCCACAAAGGCCAGCCGCTGCTGGTCACGGGCCGGCTGAACACCTCGGAGTGGCAGGGCACCGACGGCATCACCCGCTACTCCCTGAACCTCCAGGCCGAGTCCATCGGCCACGACCTCACCTACGGCTCCTCCCAGTTCACCAAGCCGCTGCGCGCGCAGGACGTCCCGAACCTGGACCCGAACTCGGGGGAGATCCTCACCGAGGCGAGCTCGGCGAACCCCGAGGACGCGGACGAGACGGAGGGCGAGAACTCGCTCGCACCGGCCTTCTGAGACGCACCGCGGTGCGAACGTGGGGGCAGTGGTCGGCCGACGGGACGCGGTCAGTCGGGCGAGCCCGTCGGGGGATCCGGACGGGGGAGGGGTCAGCTCCCGGACTGCAGGGTCTGCACCAGCGCCTCGGAGATCTCCGGCAGCAGCGCGGCGCCGAGGACGTAGCCGTCCTCGCCGCCGCGGTGCACCGCCGACCAGGTGGTGCCGTCGCCCAGCGCAGCGACCACCACGCGCAGCGCACGGCCCGACGGCAGCGCCGCGCCGCCGGCGATCTCCGCCTCGTCGCGGACCGACCAGGCCGAGGGCGCGAGATCGCAGGCGATCGCACCGCCGGCGGCCATGTCCGGCCACTGCACCTTCTCGAGCGCGGCGAGCGGATCCTCCTGCCCGCCGGACGGACCAGAGGGCGCGGCGCCCTCGTCGAGGTCGATCGGCGTGAGGTGCAGGTCGTCGTGGGCGTTCGCGCCCTCGCCCTCGGCGCCCAGCAGCGCGGCGAGGGCGGGGGAGGCGGCGATCAGCTCCGCGCTGCGGGCGAGCGCGAAGAGGCGCGGAGCGGGCAGCGGGCCGTCCTCGACATGGCGGGCGACCTCGAGCACGGCGGCGGCGAGCGCGGCCGTGGGCGCGTCCAGCGGGTCCTGGGCAGGAGTCGTCATCGGATCGAGAGGTCCCTTACAGGTTCGGCCTGACAGAATGGGGTGACCGCCGTGCGACACGGCGGCACCACACTGTACCCGGGCCGCGTTCTGGGACCCCACGACGTCGGGGGCCCCGTGTGCGCTCCGACTTCGAGGCACCAGAGGTTATCTGTGAGTTTCTCCGCCCAGTTCGGCGACATGCCGCGGCCGCGCCCACGACCGGCCCCCGACGGAGGCTCCGGCGAGCCCCGGAGGATCTCCCCTCTGATGATCACGGTGATCGCGCTCGGCGTGCTCATCGCGCTCCTCGTCCTCGCCTCGGAGGTGTGGACGAAGTACCTGTGGATGGACCAGCTCGAGTTCACCGACGTGCTCGTCACGCGGTGGGTCACCCAGGCGCTGCTGTTCGTCGCCGGCTTCGTGGTGTTCGCCGTGCCGCTGTTCCTCAGCCTCCGCATCGCGTACACCAAGCGCCCGGTCTACCCGCCGATCACGCGGGAACAGGAGGCGCTGGAGCAGTTCCGCGCCGCGGTGGACCCGCTGCGCCGCGGCCTGACCTACGGCGCGCCGATCGTGATCGGCGCCTTCGGCGGGCTCGCGCTGTCCCGTCGCTGGCAGGACGTGCAGCTGTTCCTGCACCCGCAGGACTTCGGGCAGACCGACCCGGTCTTCAGCAACGACATCTCCTTCTACGTCTTCACCCTGCCGGTGATCGACGTGCTGGTCTCCTTCGGGCAGTTCGTGCTGCTCGTCTCCATCGTCGGCGCCCTGATCGGCCACTTCGTCTACGGCGGCGTGAGCTGGGGTCAGGAGAGCGGGCTCGAGGTCACGCGCACCGCGCGCCGCCACCTCGGCGTGCTCGCCGCGATCTACGTGCTCTTCCTCGGCGCGGGGCACTGGTTCCAGCGATACGACCTGCTGACCGCCTCCCACACCCGCTTCGAGGGCGCCTCCTACGCGGACGTCCACGCGATCCTGCCCGCGCAGACGATCCTCGCGATCGCCGCGGTGGTGGTCGCGGCGCTGTTCGTGGTGTGGATCTTCCGCTCGGACTGGCGCATCCCCGCGATCGGCGCCGGGCTGATGATCCTGTCCACCCTCGCCGTCGGCAACCTCTACCCCTGGGCCATCCAGCAGTTCCAGGTCCAGCCCAACGAGCGCGCGCTCGAGCAGCCCTACATCCAGAACAACATCGACGCGACCCGCACCGCGTTCGACCTCGACGACGTCACCGAGGTCCCCTACACGGCCAGCACGGACGCGACCTCGGGTGCGCTGCGCGAGGACGCCTCGACCACGGCGCAGATCCGTCTGATGGACCCCAACGTCATCTCGCCCACCTTCGAGCAGCGCGAGGCCAACCGTCGCTACTGGGGCTTCGACGACGTGCTCAGCGTGGACCGCTACGAGATCGACGGCCAGCTGCAGGACACCGTGATCGGCGTGCGCGAGCTGCGGCCGGACAAGTTCGGCCTCTCGGACCGCTCCTGGGTGGACCAGCACATCACCTACACGCACGGCTACGGCGCCGCCGCCGCGCACGGCAACCGTCGCAACTCCGACGGCGAGCCGAGCTTCCTGCAGTCGGGCGTGCCCGGCGAGGGCGCGTTCGGCGAGTACGAGGAGCGGGTCTACTTCGGTCGCCACTCCCCGGACTACTCGATCGTCGGAGCGCCCGAGGGGGCCGACCCCCAGGAGTTCGACTACCAGCAGGGCAGCACGGACGACGAGCAGGGCGGCGAGCAGGTCTACAACACCTTCCAGGGCGACGGCGGTCCCGCCGTCGGCAGCTTCTTCAACCAGCTGCTGTACGCGATCAAGTTCCGCGACCCGAACATCGTGATCTCGAACTACCTCAACGAGGAGTCGCAGATCCTCTACGACCGCGACCCGCAGCAGCGTGTCCGCGAGGTCGCGCCGTTCCTGTCGCTGGACTCGCAGATGTACCCCGCCGTCGTGGACGAGCAGATGGTGTGGGTGGTCGACGGGTACACGACCACGACCGAGTACCCCTACGCGCAGTCGGTCGACCTCGAGCAGACGGTCAACGACTCCCAGACCGATCCGAACGCCTCGGCGAGCAACCGCCAGCGTTCGGCGAACTACATGCGCAACTCCGTGAAGGCGACCGTGAACGCCTTCGACGGCTCGGTGACGCTGTACACCTGGGACACCGAGGACCCGATCCTGAAGTCCTGGGCCGAGGTGTTCCCGGACGCCCTCCAGCCCGCCTCGGAGATCAGCGGCGAGCTGATGTCGCATCTGCGCTACCCGGCGGACTACTTCAAGGCGCAGCGCCAGATCCTCTCCACGTACCACGTCACCGACGCGGACGACTTCTTCACCCAGCAGGACTTCTGGCAGGTGCCGCCGGACCCGACGGTCCCGGCGCCCACCAACCCCGACGGCAGCGCCGGCCAGCAGGCCCCGCAGCCGCCGATGTACCTCACCATGCAGATGCCGGACGAGGAGCAGCCGCGCTTCACGCTCTCCTCCAGCTTCATCCCCTCCGAGGGGCAGAACGTGCTCACCGGCTTCCTCGCGGTCGACTCGGAGACGGGCGGCACCGAGGGGAATCCGGCGGACAGCTACGGCGACATGACGCTGCTGCGGCTGCCGTCCTCGAACCCGGTCAACGGTCCCGGACAGGTCCAGGCGACCTTCAACGCCGAGCCGAACGTGTCCCAGGCTCTGAACCTGCTGCAGCAGGGCGCCTCCGAGGTGATCAACGGCAACCTGCTCACCCTGCCCGTCGGCGGCGGACTGCTCTACGTGCAGCCCGTCTATCTGCAGTCCTCGCAGACCGGCGGCGGCACCCAGTACCCGCTGCTGCAGATGGTGCTGGTCTCCTTCGGCGACCGGATCGGCTTCGCGCCGACGCTGGACGAGGCGCTCGACCTGGTCTTCGGCGGCGACTCGGGAGCCTCCGCCGGCGATGCGGAGGTCACCGACTCCGATGCCCCCAGCGGCACGGCCGACGCCGAGACCGGCGAGGGCACCGTCGAGGAGGGAGACGGGGAGGCCCCCGCCGAGGGCGAGCAGCAGGCCCCCGCGGCCGACGGCACCCCCCAGCAGCGCCTCGACCAGGCGCTGACCGACATGGACACCGCGGTCGCCGACTCCGAGAAGGCGATGGCCGAGGGGGACTGGGCCGCGTACGGCGACGCGCAGGACCGCCTGGCCGATGCGCTGAACCGGGCTGTCCAGGCCAACCAGGAGCTCGGCGGGTCCGGCACGCCGGCGGCTTCCGACGGCGGCGGGGAGGGCTGA